ATTACAAGAATTAGATAATGCTTTAGAAAAAGGATATATAACAGAGCAAGAATACACTGAAACTTTAGCTTTAGTTTAGGGAACAAAAGAAAAATTTCGTGTCGCAAAAAGGATCTCTTTGAGGTCCTTTTTATATTAAAAAATAATTGAGGTGATGTATGGATTTAACTTTTACAAGTGTCTTAACTCTTATGAGCATTCCAAGCGCTTTTACAGGCTTCTGCTTTTGGGTTATTCAAAAGAGCATTAATAAAAAAGAAGAGAAAAGAGATGAGGCTGATAAGGCAAGGGAAAAAAATGAAATTTTATTAATAAGAAGTGTCGGAGCTGCTATCGCCCTGGGTGAAGCAACCGCACATGCAATAAGAGATGGTAAATGTAATGGTGAAATGAGCGCAGCTCTAGAATACGCGCAGAAGGTTAAGCATGAGCAAAAAGATTTTATGAGTGAGCAAGCAGTTAAAAATATGTTTTAAGCAGGTGAAAGGCCAATGAAAAATAATATGCCTATTACAAAGATTAAATACCGCACAGAATTTTCTAAAAAGATTCTCTATGTCGTATGGATTAGCACAACAATAGTTGTAGCATTGGCGTTTGTATTAATGTGGCGTACAGGTGACCTATCACCACTCAGCTACATAGTATCAGGTTTATTCGCTGAAGTTGCAGCAAGCACAGGTTTTTATTATTGGAAAGCAAAAAATGAAAATATGAAGAAAATAGAAGGGAGTATAGAATATGAAAATCAACTGGAAACAGAAATTGACAAGCCGTAAGTTTTGGGCAGCTTTAACAGGATTTGTTACAGCCATTTTGGTGGCATTTAAGGTGCCTGATTTGACCGTTGAGCAGGTTGTTGCTATTATATCGGCCTCTGCAACAATGATTGCTTACATCATCGGTGAAGGCATGGTTGATGCTGCAAGAATCGGAAGTGATAAAGTTGAGTAAACTTTATGAAGGTAATTGTAAAATAACATCACCATTCGGGCCAAGGGATTTGGGCAATGGAGATAAACGTGACCATAAAGGCGCTGATTATGTTGGTATAGACAGTAAGAAAATTATTGCTCCGACAAATGGAAAAATAGTTTCGTCTCAGATCATTACGAATAAAAGCAATCCAACTTGGGAATGGGGAAATTACGTCAAGATGGACGATTTAAACGGTTTTTATTTGTTCTTTTGCCACTTAGCGAATAGAAATGTAAAAGCTGGACAAACAATCGCCAAAAGTCAAATGATAGGCTTGGAGGGTGCAACCGGGTATAGCTTCGGAAGTCATTTACACTTTGAAGTGAGAAGAAAATCTGACAATGTATCAATAGATCCTGAAGAGTACTTTAAAATCCTTGCCGCTTGGGAAGAAAAACAAAAGAAATTAACAGTTACTAAAGCTACTGAATTGGTGCAGGAAAAAGCAAATTTGGATGATGGAACCATCAACTATTTGCTAAAATATCCTTATGGTGGCGACCTTATGATAAAGCTGGCCGAAGCCATTAAATAACCGGACATAATATGTCCGGTTATTTTTTTATTTTTTGTATTCTATCAGTTCACCTGGTTGACAATCTAACGCAGCACATATTTTGTCTATTACTTCTAATGATACGAATTTATCCGTATTCAATTTGGCCAGAGTTGCCGAAGATATTCCTGTCATTTTTTGAAGCTCTGTTTTCTTAATATTTTTATCTATTAATATTTTTTGAAATTTTTTATAACTTATCATTATTTTTAACCCCCTCTAAATTTTCAATACGTATGTTAATTATTTTAATGACGTATGTGAATTTAATTGATACGTATGTCAATTATTATATATCTATATCTTTAATAAGTCAAACATTTATTTAATAAACTAAATAAAAATAACTTGACTACCCAAAAATAATGTCATATACTTTAATAAATTAAACAAATATTTAACTTATTAAAGAAAGGGGACGTTATATTGGAAGACAACAAGGAATTGGTTATAATCAAAATTTTATCCGAATTACAGGAAAAATATGAAATTAATAATGTAGATGTGAAAAACATTCTGGACAGAAATCTATGTGACTATACATTGATTTCCAATGAAACTTCCCTGATGGCGACAGATCTGCCGGAAAAGATAACTTTCTTTCTAGGCTTAAAAGGCTTAGAGGGGCTTTCCAAACAATCAATCAGCAGATATAAAGATGAATTAACTATGTTTCATAGATACGTGATTAAACCTACAAGTCAAATCACAATCAACGATATCAGGCGATATTTCGCGATTATACAATCGGAACGTTCATACTCGAAAGTCACTATTAACGGCAAAATGAGTGTGCTTAAAAGCTTCTTTGGGACGTTGTACAAGGAAGAAATTATTGAAAAGGATCCGACCGTCCGATTGAAGAACATAAAAGTTGATGTGAAATCACTCAGAGAACATTTATCGGTTGAAGAATTAGAAATTATAAGAAATGTTTGTGAAAACATAAGGGAAAAGGCTATTGTTGAATTTTTAGTTAGTACTGGTGTTAGGGTTTCAGAATTGGTCGAAACAAAACTATCAGATATAAACTGGAATGAAAATTCTCTTGTTGTTCACGGTAAAGGTGACAAGTACAGGACCGTTTATTTCAGTGTTAAATGTAAATTATTTTTAAAAGAGTATTTAAGAACTAGAAAAGATATACACGATTCATTATTTGTCGGCGAAAGATTTCCATATGATCCATTGGCCAAGACCGGGGTAGAGAAGCTTATAAAAAGAATTGGTAATCGAACCGCCATAACAAAGAGTATAAGCCCTCACGTCTTCAGACATACATACGCAACTTTAGCACTTGCACGAGGCATGGATATAACCATGATTCAACAGTTGCTTGGCCACGAGCAAATAAACACAACTCAGATCTACGCGAAAACTAATACCAGGCAATTACAAATTGCATATGAAAAATATATTGCATCATAATAAAACAGCTTGAAAATCAAGCTGTTTTTGCGTTTCGGTTGGCAATGTCTACGATTTGCCGACCATGTAGAAGTTTTTGAATATGATTTAAAATAATGATAAATATCAATACGTAAAACAGTTTCCAAAGTATGTTGATTTCTCAATTATTTCACGTTATAATAAATAACGTGAAATAACACAAAGTAATTTTAATCAAGTTTATTTCTATAAACGCCGCACGTCGAGACAGTTTTACTACTAACGCGTAATTTTAAATGATTTAGGGTAAAAAAATAATTATTTATGTTTGACTTGCCTACCATCTGCCAACGATGATTTTATTTGGTTGGCAAGTCATTATTAACTGCTCGTTCAAAAATATCAACAGTGTCTCTTGACATTTTTTCGGTAACATGCGAATAAGTGTCCATCGTAGTTGCCAATCTGGAATGTCCAAGTCTGGTTTGAACGTCTTTCATATTAGCACCATTTTCAATTAATGTTGTCGCATGTGTGTGCCTGAGAGCATGGAAGTTGAATTGGATCATCAGCTCATAATTTATTATCCTGCTGCAATAACGGATTGTTTCAGGTGTGACATGCCTTCCATCTTGAGCTGTACAAATAAAGTTTATTTTCTCATCCATCGGTTTATAATCAGCTGTTCCATCCAGGCAATATATGCGTTGAGTGGATTCTTCAAGGTAATATATTTTATAATATTGCCCAGTTTTAAGCTTGTTTATCATCTGGTCCTTTTGGTGTTTCTTGAGGATATTGGCCAATGTATCACCAATGGCTATTTTACGAATTGATGTTTGTGTTTTTGTCGTTGAAAAATACCATTGCTTTTTATCTTTCTTAATTACCTGTTTATTTACATACACAAATTTATTCTCCAGATCCACATCATCCCATGTCAAAGCGCAGCATTCACTCACTCTGGTTCCGGTATGGTACGCAATCTGCAAAGGAATATAAAAACTATTGCCTTCCGGGAAGCGCTCAACGATCCTGGCAAAGTCGTCTTGAGTGAGTACCTTTCTGTCTGTTTCAGCTTTGATATTTTCATTTTTAGGCATCTTCACATATTGCATAGGATTTTCTTTAATAAATTGATATGGGTAGACTGCCGCTTTAAATGATCCAGATAATATACCCATCATGTTTTCCAAATAACTTTTAGTAAAACCTCTATTTGATTTTTCATTCATGAATTCCTGAAGAACAAGCGGAGTTATTGATTTTAATTTATATGTTCCGATGATTGGTTTGATGTGATTTTCAATAACTTGTTTATATCCTTCCTGGGTGTTGTATCGGCAATTCACTTCAACATAATTTTTCAACCAATAATCCATATAGTCTGCAACAGAAATCTCACTTGGTTCAAAGTGAAGTCCGGCATTTTCATACTCGCTGAGCGCTTTTCTTAAAGCAGCTTCAGCTTCTTTTTTGGTATTACCGCCAACTCTTTCAATTCTTTTTCTTTTACCTTCGACTTTCCCGGTTTCAAAACTATAGTACCACTTATCTCCTCGTTTTCTCACATGACCTTCCATGTTTTTTACCATCCTTTCTTATACTTTTGTTGAAAATTGAACAAAATACGCGGTTCAACTTGCGGTTCAAGTTAAAATATATCTTGAACCGCATATTTTATTGATATTTGAACATTTTCCATTTTGCGGTTCAAGTTCAACATTAAATTTCTATTATATATTATATTTTTGAAAAACATTAAATTTTAATGATTATTTTCTTAATGCATTAAGAAATAGCATTTCATCTTGAACCATCTTGAACCGCGTTGCAATTACTACATTTCATCTTGAACTTTATCTTGAACCCAAGTTGAACTCATCTTGAACCAATCTCAATCTAATTAATTTCTCATGACAACCAAATATCATTGATAATTGACAAATAGTATAGTCTTTATACTCGGCCAGCTCTTCATCACTTATTAAAAGATTTACAGCAAACTTATTGGCTTCAACCTCTAATTTATCAACGGATAAAAAGGTATTTTCTTTTAAAAAAGGTGTATTTGATTTTGGATGTAATAAAGCATGGCCGAGCTCATGAGCAGCAGTAAACATTTGCTTATGTTCAGGTAAATTCTCATTAATATGAATAAATTTCTGTCTGAATGCAGTGTTGTAATAACCATTAATACTTCCAAGATTTTCATATAGTACCATGATCCCGAGGTTATTAGCAATTTTAAGTGGATTTCTTGTTTCATGCTTTTTGATTAATTTAGATATAATTGTCAATTCTGTCATTATTCCCCCTAAAATAGTGTATCTACATCTTATTTTTGTTTGGGTTATATTTACTCTTAGCGACTACTTTCGCTATTTTTATACTGTTCTCAATGCTGTCCTTTAACAACTCCCTGGTTTCATCGTCTAAAGCTTCTCCATCAAACATTAAAGCGTCCTGAAAGTTGTCAAGCTGCTCCAGCATGAAATTCATAGTTTTTGCAATATCCCTCTTATCTCTTTTTGAAAATTCTTCATTTCTTTTCACATCATTAGCAAGTTCCTGTTCATTTGGAAGATTTCTAAATTCAGTATTTCCCAATAGCCAATCGATGGAAACATCAAAATACTCAGCAATTTTTTGAAGTATATCACCGCTTGGTGATGATTTTACCCATTTGGACGTTGCACCATTTCCCAATTTAAGTTCACTTTCCAACCTTCTTTGTGAAATTCCCTTTTCTTTACATAGTGCTTTTACTCGTTCTAGTAAAGTCATTGATTTTCCTCCTTTAAAAAATATATAGAAAATTTTCAGCAAAAACTATTGACATGCAGAAAATATTCTGTATAATAAAGGATAAGTACAGAAAATAATCAGCAGACAAAATGAAATGTGCAGAAAATATTCAATTAAGTGTGGTGCTTATATAATAGAATATTTTCAGTGAATTGTCAATATATCTGCTGAAAATTTTCCTTAAATTTAGAAAAAAGGAAGGAAGTGATCTAATTGTATAAGAAAATCAAAGAATTGTGTCGAAACAAGGGAATTTCGATTTACCACTTAGAAAAGGTTTTGAAGCTTTCTACAGGAAGCATATGCAAGTGGGATAAGTCTGTACCAAGAGCAGATACGTTACAAAAAGTAGCGGAATATCTTGGAGTTCCGATCAGTTATCTTTTAGATGAAGATAAGCAGCACGATTAAATGGTGAAGTCATAAGTGAAAGGTGGCGAGTGAAGAACTTGGAAGACGTATTATACACAGTAACAGAAGTTTCAAAATTAATTAAATCAAATCCAGCGTATGTGTATGAGCTTATCAAAGCTGGTTTGCTTCCAGTCATTAAACTTGGCAGCTATAAAGTAAGAAAAACAGCATTACTGAGTTTTCTGGAAAAGTACGAAGGTAAGGACCTTACTGATCCAAGTAATGTTACGGACTTAAAAGTAGGTGATTAAAATAACAGAATTAAAGTTATTCCCGCACCAGGAGAAGGCGCTGCAAACAACCAAAGATAAAAATCGTGTAGCTTACTATTTGGATATGGGCCTCGGTAAGACGTTTGTTGGCTCTGAAAAAGTAAAAGAACTCGGAAATAAAATGAACTTGCTGGTGTGTCAAAAATCAAAAATTGATGACTGGATAAATCATTTCAAAACTTATTATTCAGATTATGACATTTGTGATTTGACTTCAAAAAATGGAATGAAAAGCTTTATGTCGTGTGACAGCATGGTTCAAAGTGGACGGTTCAAAATAATTGGTGTTATCAATTATGAATTAGCCTGGAGAAGACCGCAGCTGTTGAAGTTAAGTGACTATACGTTAATGTTGGATGAATCAAGCTTAATTCAGAATGACAGCACTAAGCAAACAAAATTCATTCTTCAATTAAATCCTGAAAATGTGATTTTGCTTTCCGGAACACCAACTTCAGGAAAATATGAAAACCTGTTAACACAGATGAGCTTGCTGGGATGGAGTATCAGTAAAGAACTTTATAACAAGCAATATGTAAATTGGACAAAAATTGATGTAGGCGGTTTTCCTTTAAAAATAGTTGATAAAGAAGATCCTTACAAGAATGTGGATCGGCTCAAACAAAAGTTGCGCAATCATGGGGCAGTATTCATGAAGACAGAAGAAGCGTTTGAACTTCCTGAACAAATTGTGGTTCCAATGATGATAAAGACATCTAAAGAATATAAAAAATTTGATAGAAAGTCTTACATAGTCTTTGACACCTGCAATCTACATGAATTTAAAGATGACAGCGATTTTGAAGGTAATGACATAACGCCGAGAATTGAATTGATTGGAGATACAACCTTTACAAAAAGATTGTACTCAAGGCAATTATGCGGCCAATACAGCAAAGACAAGTTGGAAGCGTTTGAAGATTTGGCATCGAGCACCCAGGATAGATTGATTGTTTTCTATAACTTCAATGATGAACTGGCATCTCTCAGTAAAATCGCAAAGAAATTAGAAAGAGAAGTATCATTTGTGAATGGTTCAGGTAGGTCAATGTATGGTTATGAATATATTGATAACTCAATAACATTTGTTCAGTACCAGGCAGGAGCCATGGGATTGAACCTTCAGAAAGCGAATAAGATTATTTACTTTACGCTTCCGGAAAGGTCGGAGCTATTTGAACAAAGCAAGAAAAGGATCCACAGGATAGGCCAAGAAAAAACATGTTTTTATTACTTGATGATATGTAAAGACAGCGTGGAAGAAGACATCTATGAAAATCTAAAGATGAGGAGGGATTACACGGATGAACTATTCAAGGAATACGAGGAGAAGGCTTAAGTTCGAAAGAAACCTATTGATGTCAATGTTGATTGTTTGCCTGGTTGCTCTTGTAATAAGCGGCTTATCAGAAAAGAAAGCTTACGCTGAAGTTGAGAAATTAAAGACCGAAGTATTGCTGTTGGAAACGGACAACAATAATTTAGGAAGATGGAATGCGATTTTAGAAGTAGACAACGATATTATGGGCCGACGAATGAATCAATACGAAGAGATACTTCCATACATGTTTTTTTATGAGGGAGAGTTTGAGATCACATATTACACTTCTGGTCCAGAATCAACCGGTAAAACATCGAGTCACCCAGCGTATGGGGTAACTGCATCCGGAGCAAGTGTTAAAGAGGGACAAACTGTTGCTGCTGATTGGGATGTGCTTCCTCCAGGCACCAAAGTATTTATCGAAGGTGTTGGGATTAGAACTGTAGAAGACAAAGGCGGGCTGATAAAAGGAAATTGTATAGACGTCTATGTTGAGGATGTGGAAGTTGCTAGAGAACTAGGCAGACACAAAGCAACAGTCTATGTTTTAGAGGAAAATTAAACTTGTAAAGAGGAGGAAAATATGGACCAATATCAAAGTGAATATCACACGACAAACGGTAAGCAGAATTTTTACGTTGGTGAAAATATTGAGGTTGAGTTGAAGGATGGAAGCAGGGTTTCCGGGAAGGTGCAGTTCATAAGCGGAAGAGGTATTTACTTCCACACTGATGCAAAGAAACCGCTGTATTGCAGGAATGATTCGATTAAGTTAATAGCAAGGTTAGGATGATTGGATGGACGTAATTTATAAAAATGAGGATAAAAAGTGTGAGTGCTGGAAATGCGAGCTAAAAAATACTTGTCAGTACAAAGACAAGTATCAGAGACTTCCAAGAACTTCACCTGGTGCTTTAGGCTTATGTAAAAAACTATAAAAATTAAATAGGAGGCATTGAATGTTTAAATGTACAATGGGCGGTTGCCCTCAAGGTAAAGACATTTGTTGCGTTAGCTGCAGCAAAAATAATTGTGAATCCAAATGCGAAGAAACCGATAACGTTTTAAGTTGTGGGTTTGCCAAAGAAATAATCGAAGAAGGTCAAACTGAAGTACAAATTTTTGAAAACCGGTATTTGCAAGTTTTCAAACAAGTAGCAGACGTTACAAAAGCTAAAAAAGACCTGGAAGACCAAGAAAAGAAAGTTAAAGAGCAGCTCGAAAAAGCAATGAACGAGTACGGTATTGATTCTATTGACAATCAATATTTAAAAATTACAAGAGTTAAAGCAAGTTCATCTGAATCAGTTGACCTAAAAAAGATGGAAGAAAAAGAACCACAGTTATACGCTGAGCTGCTTGCGGATTATAAAAAAGTTACAAATAAGAAAGCTTACTTGATGTTTAAGGTTAAATAATATGAATAAAAAACTTATAAAAAAGATGATTAAGAAAAATCAAGCATTTGATGGCGTTATTTATGCAGATGGAAACAATGGTGGTGATATATTAGAAATTCACGACAACATGAACGGTACACTTCATCTTACTTCAGGTCATTGTTGCGTGATGACTATTAACAAAACTGTTCCAGTAGAATTTATAACTGCAATTTTATCAAAAGTGATGTTGGAAAATGATAATGATATTAATAAAGTTATTGATTCTTTCGATTGGCCAGAGCAGTTTAAACAGAAATTAAAGGATAAGGTTAAGTAATGGCATCGGAAAAATTATTCGAAAACCAGGTTAAAAAGTTTCTTCATGGCGTAGGGATTTATGCGGCAGGAACACCAATTCAAAAAATGACAGTTGAGCAGCGTGGATGGTACTTCAAGGAATGGGGTGGTGGTTACTCAAAGAGTGGTATTCCGGACTTAATAATTTGCGCTAATGGGTTTTTCATAGCATGTGAGTTAAAAGGTCCAACAGGTAAGCCATCAGAACTTCAAGGTTTAAACGTGATGAGAATAAACCAGTCAAACGGAATTGCAATGATCCTTTACCCTGAAGGCTTTGAGAACTTTAAAAATATAGTGAAAGGGGTGATGAAGTGCAATTCTCACATTCAAGAATTGATGTATTTAAAAACTGCAAATACAAGTACAAGCTGCAATATATTGACAAGCTAAAAGTTTTGCCAAATACGGACGCAATAAACGCATTATTTCTTGGAACTGCTGTTCATACAGGTGTTGAGAAAGACGCGGAGACAGCAGTAAAAGAATATTACATGTCATATCCAATAATAACGGATGAGCATGTAAACGAGGCTATAAAGCTTGAATACTTAATACCAATAGTTAAAGAAATGCTTCCTAAAGGTAAGCATGAGCTTCAGATAATGTCATCTGATTTCATAGGATACATGGACCTTTTAGTATCAGCAACCGTATTTGAACGAGGTGTTGAATTACCAAATACATATGATTTATATGATTTCAAGTATTCCAACAACGTTAAAAATTATATGGATTCAGGGCAGCTGCACGAATACAAATACTTCTGGGAGAAACAGAATCCAGGGAAGAAAATAAGAAATATGTACTTTGTGTTTGTTCCCAAGGTTCAAATTAAACAGAAGAAAACAGAAGATCTATATCAATTCAGGCAAAGAATATTAGCCGAATTACAAAAGACAGAAGTGAAAATTGTCCAGATTGAATATGATCCAAACAAAGTTATTGAATTTGCGCTTGAAATGAAACACGTATTGGAAACGAAGGAGTTTTCAATGGAAAAAAACTATCTATGTAACTGGTGTGATTACCAGGCATATTGCGAAAAAGGAGAAGATTACATGATATTACCAAAGAATGAACGAAGAACTGTAGGAAAAATTAGCAAAAAGGTTATATGGTTATATGGTGCGCCTTTCAGTGGAAAGACATTCCTGGCCAACAAGTTTCCTGATCCGTTAATGCTAAACACTGATGGAAATATAAAATTCGTCGATTCACCTTATATTCCAATCAAAGATGTGGTTACCGTTGAAGGCAGAATTACAAAGAGAACCCTGGCGTGGGCAGTTTTGAAAGATACAATTTCAGAGCTTGAAAAGAAACAAAATGATTTCAAAACAATAGTTGTAGACTTACTTGAAGACACATATGAAGCTTGCCGATTGTTCATGTATGACCAAATGGGAATTACTCATGAATCAGATGACAGCTTCAGGGCATGGGATAAAGTAAGAACAGAGTTCCTATCAACCTTGAAGAGATTAATCAACATGGATTATGAGAACATCATCCTGATCAGCCACGAAGACACATCTAAAGATATTACTAAAAAGGGTGGGGACAAGGTTACAGCAATTAAACCGAATCTTCAGGAAAAAACAGCAAATAAAGTTGCAGGCATGGTTGATATCGTAGCAAGAGTAATTGCTGATGATAATGTGAGAACTCTAAACTTTAAAACAAATGAAGTCATATTTGGTGGTGGCAGGTTAAATGTAACAGCAAACACAATTCCACTTAATTATGACGAACTGATGAAAGTTTATGAAGAAGCCAATTCTGGTGCCAAAGCTGAACCGGAGCAGCCAAGAGAAAAAACTTCAAGAACCAAAAAAGCTGAAAAAACTGAAGCTGAAAAGGCTGATAAAGAAGTTTTCCAGGAAGATACCTATTTCTATCACCCGGAAAGTGACGCATACTTCATGTGTAAGAAAGGCGATGAAGTTCCAACAGACGCTGATTTCCAATTATCCAATGAGATAACAAAAGAAGTGTATGAAAATGCAATTGAAAAACTAAAAGAGATACCGGCTGTAACAGATGAGCCTAAACAGGAAGAAGCTCCAAAAACTAGAACGAGAAGACAAAGAACAGAAGAAGCTGCTCCTGAAGAACAAAAGACAGAAGAAAAAGCGCCTCAGGAAGAACAGAAACAAGATACCACTCCTGAGGAACAACCTAAAACGAGAACACGTAAAAAACGTGAGGCGTAGTTTTATAGAAGCATACGTTAATAAAAAAGCTCAGTACCTATAAAACACACAGTTAAATATATAGATTATACATCACGTTAATTCGAAGATACGTGAAAAAAATAAAATGATAAGAGGAAGGTAAGAAGAATGGCAGACGTAAAAAACATATGGGACAAATTTGACGAGGCGATAGACACAGAAGGTTTACAAGCTGATGTCAAAGAAGCGGCAGAAAACGGCAGTGGTAATTACAAAGAGGTTCCCCATGGAACTTATGAAGTTGAAGTTAACAAAATGGAATTGATTGCCTCTAAAAAAGGTGATCCGATGGTTTCAATCTGGTTTAAGGTACTCGCCGGTGAATATAAAGGCAGCTTAATATTCTTTAACCAGGTAATCACTAAGGGCTTCCAGATTCACATTGTAGACGAGCTATTAAGAAGCATGGACACAGGTGTTGAGATTGAGTTTGTTAGCTATAAACAGTATGGAAACATGCTTATGGATGTTATGGAAGCGATAGATGGACAGCTTGAATTTGCACTTAGTTATCAAGAAGGTAAAAAAGGCTTCAGCACTTATGAAGTAGAAGAAGTATTCGAAGTTGAGTAATTGTTGAATAGGGGGATGAAACAATCCCCCTACAATCAAAACAGGAGGCTTTAAATGATTGATTTAACCAAGTTACCAAGAGCATTGAGGAAATCATCAAGAGTGAGATGGATAAGAAAAAATAGTAAAAACATCATTATGACGGACTACTTCATATTGGAAACTGACAAAGAAGTAAAGGGTGCAGCTCTCACGACGCTGATTACTATATTGGGTAGAAAGCCTGGAGAGGGTGAAGGTCTTGAAGAATATTTAGGCACAAGATGTGGAATGAGCGAAAAAGATATTGAGTTCACCATGGAACTACTAAAACCGCGCGTTGACAAAAAGCTCACATATACGGAACTAACATATGAAGCAAGTGAACTTTCAATGACCATATTCGAAGTAGACAAAAATTATGTTTATGTTAACAAAATTTACACAGATTTAGTTAATTTATATATTCCAAAAGCTGAGATGTATGGTCGAGATTCAATGAGCCCAGTTTATATCGAAACCGAGAATGAAAAAATAATGATTACTCCAATAAGATTGGTCGAAAATCCAAGTTACCTTAAAGTAAAAACAGTAAATTTTTGGTAGGTGATATTGATGTTATTCCTAGATTTTGAAGTATTTAAGCATGATTGGCTTGTTGTGATTGTTGACATGAACAAGAGACAAGAATATGTCATCATTAATGATCCTGAAGAATTAGAAAGAATTCACAAGCAGAATATAGACGACATTTGGGTTGGATTTAATATCAGACATTATGACCAATACATATTTAGAGGTATACTTTGTGGATTTGATCCGAAGAAAATTAATGATTACATAATAGTACAAGGCAGGCCGGGTTGGAAATTTTCATCATTGTTCAAAAACATTAAACTAATAACTTATGACGTTATGCTGGGCAATGACAGAGGTTTAAAAGCGTTTGAGGGCTTTATGGGTAACAACATTAAAGAATCAAGTGTACCTTTCGATATAGACCGTAAATTGACTCCAGAAGAGATTGCAGAAACAGTTAAGTATTGTCGGCATGACGTTGACCAACTCATTGAAGTGTTCATTGAAAGAAAAGAAGAGTTCGAAGCCACAAGAGAGTTGGTCAAGATTTTCAGATTACCAATAGAATCATACGGTAAAACAAAGGCTCAGCTTGTAGCTGAAATATGTGGCGGCATGGGTAAGAGATTTGAAGATGATGAATTTGAATTCCCGGTTGTCCAATGTGTTCAAGAAAATTTGAAAAAATACAGATTTGTTCTTGAGTGGTATAGGAATCCTGAAAACCATGATTATACAAAAAGCCTTGACTGCATAATTGCGGGTGTGCCCCACGTGTTTGGCTGGGGTGGAATACATGGAGCTGAAAAGAAAAACACGGTATTTGGTGACCTGCTGAACGTCGATGTTACAGCTTATTACCCGGCAATACAGTTGCGATATAAGTTTGGTTATAGAAATATGTCAAAGCCTGAGAACTTTGAAAAAATCCACAATGAGAACTTACGGCTGAAAGCTTCAGGCGATAAAAAGGCAAGATTACCTTTTAAGATTGCAGACAATAGTATATCCGGACAGCTCAAGGATCCAATGAGCAAACTGTTTGATCCACTGATGAATAACGCGGTTTGCGTTAATGGACAATTAATGCTCCTGCTCCTGATTGAAATGATTGAACCACATGCGCAGCTCATTCAGTCAAATACAGATGGTATTCTGATGAAGCTGAATGACATTGATGATTACGGTTTGATTGATGATATCGTCTACGAATGGGAATGTTTGACCGGAATGAAAATGGAATTTGAACTGTTTAAGAAAGTGTTCCAGAAGGATGTTAATAATTACATTCTCATTGATGAAAAAGGAAAAGTTAAAACAAAAGGTGGATATGTTAAGAAGCTCAGCAAGATAGATTATGATTTGCCAATTATCAACAAAGCGCTGGTTGAGTACATGGTTAATAACGTGCCGGTTGAGAAGACAATTAATGAATGTGATGACTTAAAAGAGTTTCAGTTGGTTTCAAAGATTACAAGTAAATATACTCACATACTGCACGGCGATAAAGTTTTAAAAGAGAAATGCATAAGAATATTTGCTTCAAAAGATAAATCGGATGCAGGAGTTCAAAAGGTTCACGCCATAACCGGAAGACCGGCCAAGATATCAAACTCACCGTTAAGCTGCTTCATACACAATGATGAAGTCAATGGTGTAAAAGCGCCGAAGAAACTGGATAAGGAATGGTATATAAACATGGCAACAAAGAGATTACAAGATTTTGGGGTGATGTAATGAGCCTTATAGAAAAATGCTGCAAGTACTGTCATCATTTTATAGATGGATCTTGCAGATTAAAAATCATTGCTGAAGCTGAATCAAATATTGATAACGTAATTGAAGATGGTTATTTAGCTGAAGCAGTCCAAGAAGGTTTTACGGACAAGGAATTTGACGAATTGGACTTAGCACTGCGCGGCTCAGGTCTAAGTGGTACAAAGATAAAAGAAGTAAAAAGAACATTTTACGATGAATTGGAAAGAATTAAAAATTTATGGATTGAAGATATTTCATACAACGTTGAAACAATGTTACAGAATAAGCTAGAAACTGAAATTAACTTCATTCCGAAAGACAAGGATGAATTTTATTGCAGATATTGGGAATGAAGGCGGTGATAGAAATTGTTTTTCAAGGGTTATGTAGAAACAAAAGATAAAAAATGCATTGAAAAATTTAAGAATAGAACTGACTTCAAGAATTATGAGCAAGTTAAATCATTACCTGAGTTCGCTGGAATACTTTACGCAGATACGATATTAATTGATATCGACGATGCGGAGCAGAGTGACATTTTGTTTAAGATAGTCAAAGACCTGAAGCTTAAATGCAGAGTTTACAAGACAACCAGGGGGAAGCATTTCTTATTTAAGAATAAAGGCGTAGAGACAAATAAAACAAAGACACCATTGGCGATAGGTATAACATCGGACATCAAGATTGGAGCAAGAAATTCATATTCGGTTCTGAAGTTTGACAACAAGGAAAGAAAAATAATATATGACACGGCCAAGAATGAAGAAGCCCAGGACCTTCCAAAATGGTTATTACCCATAAGAACAAAAATGGACTTCTTGAACATGGAAGCAGGTGACGGAAGAAACCAGTCATTATTCAATTATATTTTGACACTACAAAGTAATGATTTCAGCGTAGAAGAATCCAGGGAATGTATTCGTATTATCAATCAACATGTGTTGAAAACACCATTAAGTGAGTCGGAGCTTGAGATAATACTGAGAGACGATGCGTTTGCAAAACCTGTATTCTTTAAAGGTACAGCTTTTCTGTTTGATAAGTTCGCAACGTATTTGAAGAATAATAATCACATACTGAAGATTAATAATCAGCTGCACCTTTACAGAGACGGAATATATGAGAATGGTCAAGAAGAAATTGAATGCGAAATGATTAAGCACATTCCAAACTTAAACAGAACTAAACGGTCGGAGGTAATGGCGTATTTGAACATTATGATTAGGCACAACACACCAGCTACGACAGCAAACTTAATAGCATTCAGAAACGGTGTTTACAACATAACTGATGATTCGTTTAGTGAATTTAAGCCGGAACACATAATCACGAATAAGATTGACTGGGATTATAACTCAAACACATATTCAGAGCTTGTTGATAAAACTTTGGACAAGATAGCATGTAAGGATCCTGATGTTCGAATGCTGCTGGAAGAGGTAATCGGTTATTGTTTTTACAGGAGAAATGAGCTCGGCAAAGCGTTCATACTGATAGGTGATAAGTCAAATGGTAAATCGACATTCCTGGACATGGTTAAGACGCTGCTGGGAGAAAACAACATTGCAGCACTGGACCTTAAGGAGCTTGGAGACAGATTTAAAACAGCTGAACTTTTCGGAAAGCTGGCCAACATCGGTGATGATATTGGTGATGAGTTTATAGCGAATGCAGCAGTATTTAAAAAGCTTGTTACTGGGGACAGATTGAACGTTGAAAGAAAAGGACAGAATCCATTTGATTTTAACAATTATTCTAAGATGTTATTTTCGGCCAACAACATTCCAAGAATTAAGGACAAGACCGGCGCAGTACTCAGGAGATTAACCATCATACCTTTTGACGCTAAGTTCTCAGTTGATGATCCTGATTACAGACCATATATCAAATATGAATTAAGGGACCAGGAGTGCATGGAGTATTTAATCCTTCTTGGTATCAAAGGCTTAAAAAGGATACTTGCCAATCAGAAGTTTACACAGTCAACCAGGGTTGAAAGAGAGCTACAGGAGTACGAAGAAACAAACAATCCTGTTGTTGGATTCCTTAAGGATACGGATGAAGATGAGATTGATAATGAGCCAACAAAAAATGTTTACAAGAAGTACCAGGAGTATTGTGTAGCAAATAATCTTCAACCTGTATCGCATATTGAATTTTCAAAACAGATTAACAGGATATTGAACCTTGAAATAGTGGACAAGAAGATAGATGGCAAAAAGTTCAGAATCTTCATAAAGAAAGAAGAGGAAGCATGAGAAAAATAGATTTTGTAAATTACAGATATGCAATTATAATTGACGGCTATGTTTACAAAGATTATGCGTCCATTGAAGAGCTCAAACGAGGTATTGATAGATTCTACCAAAGAAGGTACAAGCCAGTTCCATTTAGGCTTGCTAAGTTACAAATAACTACAGTTGAGGTTGAAAATATAAATTTATAGGAGGTTCCGATGAAAAAGTATGTTGTAGAAATGAGTTATATTTTAGGAGTAACTTTAAATGTGAAAGCAGAAAACAAAGAGTATGCGATAGAAAAGGCAAAGGAAATTGTTAGAAATGATATTACTGTTATTGATACAGGTTGCGACATCGAAGATGTTGGGGATATAGAGTTTGAACAAGTTAACTTTGTAAAAGAGGTGAAATAAGATGGAAAAAGCTTTTATCATATCAAAAGACAGTAAGTATCACAAGGACTTAGATAATTACATTGAGTTATGTAATCAGCAGAAGGATTTTATAAATAAGTATTTCGGTGAAAAAGGAATTGAAGCCAACACATATAGAATTAGTGGGAACGGCAGTGTAAACTCACCATTTGAAGACTGGGAAAAAGATGAAATAAGTCTTAGCATTGGAGCTACAAATAATGATTCAACCAAGTTCGGAAAAGCACTTTGTAAGAAAAATGAGCATGGATTATGCAGTTTTAACAAAAAGTCTGAAATAAGTAAGGATTTTGCAAAGAGATGTATTGAAGAAAAAGTTGTCATAAATTTATGGGAACCGAGGATATCAAATTATTTTGAAAGTATCAGCTTTAGAGGGTGCCGTTATCACAGAATCATTCATCAGGACATAATGTACATGAAAATCGATAGCAATCACCTGGATGATAAAGAAGTTCCGGACGGATTTACAGAAATTAAACTAAGTGAATTTTACACCAAGTTAGAAGAATATAACGAATCTACGAAGGGGGATAACGATGAAAGTAAAAATAATAAATAATAGCGGTTTTCCGCTTCCAAAATATGAGACACCTGGTGCAGCTGGATTTGACATAAAAGCTTCGATAAAAAATGAGGATGTAATCAAGCCCAGGGAAACTGTAATTGTGCCAACTGGTTTATATGTGGCCATACCGCAAGGTTATGAGCTTCAGATAAGAGGTAGAAGTGGATTAGCAATGAAATATGCTATAGGTATTACGCATGGCGTGGGCACTGTGGATTCGGATTATAGAGGTGAAATAAAAATCTTTTTAACAAATCATGGAGCTTTACCTTTTGAAATAAAACCAGGCGACAGAATAGCCCAAGGGATAATTGCTCCAGTAATTCAGGCCGAATGGGAAGAAGTTGAAACACTTGATGAAACAAAGAGAGGAGCTGGTGGATTTGGAAGCACAGGAAAATAAAGCTATTGAGATAATTAACGATGTCACATGGCAAGATGGTGGTAGGCATTATGGCGAAGTTGAAGAAGCTAGACGGTTAGCCATATCGGCACTTGAAAAGCAGATACCTAAAAACCCTATTAAGAAAGAAGAGCAGTATAAAAAAATAACAGTTGAGATTTATTATTGTCCAATTTGTAATGAAGAGGTTAGCAGGCGGTCAAAGTCTTCGTATTTATGCAAAACACCATATTGCGATGAATGTGGTCAAAAAATAGATTGGTCGGAGGCTCAAAATGCAGAATGATCAGTTTACTGAAGTAGTTCAAGAGCAAATAACAAGATGTTTAACAACGTTAGATTGTAAAAACAATGAGTACGGAACAGAAGACAGATTACATAATTTTAAAGTTGCAGCAGTTCTCCAGGATGTTATACCAACTCAAGCCCTGGCAGGCATGATGGCGAAGCACACGGTTAGTGTTTATGATATGTGCCGGGACGGAAGCAGAGATTTAGCATTATGGAATGAGAAAATAACCGACAATATTAATTACTTATTGCTGCTCAGGGCGTTGGTTGAAGAGGAAGGAGTGGATTAAGCGTGAAAAATACATTAGGGGATTTGAATAATCATTTGTTTGCTCAACTTGAGCGTCTCGGGGATGAGGATCTAAAAGGTGAAGCTCTTAAAGAAGAAATGGATAGAGCTAAATCAATTGGCTATGTGGCCAAGCAGATTATAGATAACGCATCTTTAGTTTTAGAAGCGCAAAAGATGATGGATGATAAAATGAACGCCGATTTAAAATTGCCTAAGATGTTGGAGGGATAGAAATTGCATTTCTACACAACAAATGAAATCGAGTATCTTAGAGAAATTACGCCAAGAAGAACGAACAAAGAAATCACTGAAATGTTCAATAAGAAATTCAATTTGAATTTATCCAGAAAAGCTATCTCCGGAACTAGGAAAAGATTTGGATTCTTAACAGGTTCAGATGGGCGTTTCGAAAAAGGTCACGTACCCGCCAACAAAGGATCTAAAGGGCTCTGGAAAGGTGGTGAGAAAACTCAATTTGCTAAAGGTCATAAACCTCACAACTGGGTACCGATTGGATCCGAGAGAATAACCAAAGACAATTACATCCAAGTCAAGATTCAAGAGGGTAAATTTCAAAAGAACTGGAAAGGTAAGCATATCTTAATCTGGGAAGAGCATAACGGTCCGGTACCGCCGGGCCACGGTGTAATATTTGGGGATGGGAACAATCGTAATTTTAATATTGATAATTTAATTCTAGTTTCCAGGCACCAGCTATTAGAATTAAATAGAAATAATCTCATTCAAAAGGATGCTGACCTGACGAGAACTGCTTTATTAATAACAGACTTAAACATAAAAATGAATGCGCGAAAAAAGAAGGCGGTGAAGTGATGAAATATTGCAGATTTACCAATGATGAATGTATCTTTAAAGATACTGATATTGATTGCAAAAGGTGTGCCTGGCGTGTTGATACCTGTATAATGTGCGGTGAAGTTATTCCTGAAGGTAGACAAGTTTGTATCAATTGTGAAGAGAAGGTGAAAAATGGCAAATAAGAATCCAAGACTTAATGACAGCGGATTACCTGATCCAACGGCATATGAAGCATTAAAGCCGATAATCAAGAACGATAATGACGTGGATAAAACAGCGCACAGCTTGATTAATACTTTGAAGTTTATTGTTGACTGGGCCGGGTTCGAGTTCATCGGAAGAATAAGAGTTAAACATAAGAAAACAGGAAGGGAATTCAAATAATGAAAAAACTGATAGAAGAATTCCTCATAATATGCGGTTTGTGTGTAGTAGTTTTAATATTCTGGCAAAGGCTAGAATTGTCAACGATGGGTGAAATAACATACAGAAAAGTGGATGACATAATAGCTTCAATTTTAACTTTCTCGTTGTATATAAATCTCAAAAATTGGAAAAGGGGATAAGAGGATTATGGAAGAAAGATTTGAAAAGTTTGAAGGTTTGATGGGAAATAAAGTAACAGATAAATTCAAGGAATGGCTCATTGAAAATGGTTTTTTCACAGCTCCAGCTTCGGCAGGACATCATGGAGCATATGAGGGCGGATTGTTTGACCACTCTTACGCGGTAACTGAAACCTTGGTCAAGCTAACAAAGGATTTGAACTTACACTGGAATGTTCCAAGCTCACCTTATATTGTGGGAATGTTTCATGACTTATGTAAAATAGACGCATATAAACGTAAGTTATTCCCACTCAATAGTAGCGAGTTTGAGTATAACAAAGATGTTTTACTTCCTGGCCATGGTGAGAAATCAATAATATATCTTCAACAGCAAATGACCATCACCGAAGAAGAGATAATGTGTATCAGGTGGCACATGGGGGCATTTGACGATAAAGAAAACTGGAAGTATTACTCAGCAGCTGTCAACAAATATCCAAATGTTTTATATACTCACACTGCTGATATGATTGCTTCACAGATCCTGGGAGTTTAAAGCAAGTGAAGATATTAAGTTGCGGGGCAGGAATGCAGTCAACAGCGTTGGCGTTGATGTCGTGCGAGAATAAATCAAAAGGAAATATTCATCCACTTGTTCCAATCTATGATGCAATTATATTTTGCGATCTCGGGAAAGAACCACCTTGGGTTTATGACCAGGTCAAATTCATAATGAATGCATGTGACGCGGTTGGAATTCCATTCTATATTTTGGACACCCATCTTTATGATGATTATGTCGATAATTTTGGAAAGAACAGAGTGGTTTCAATACCATTTTGGACAGTTGATGAAGATGGAAAGAAAGGAAAGATGATGCGAAACTGCACATTGGATTATAAAATTAATGCTATTCAGAAGTTTGTGAAACATGAACTGTTGGGTTACAAGAAGTATGAAAGAATTAAGCCACACGATATTAAAGCACATGAAATGCACATTGGTTTCAGCGTGGAAGAAAAAAGCAGGTGTAGCGAAAACCCACATAAAATGTTCGTTAATAAATTTCCATTGATTGAGCTTCAACATGAACGAAAACATAACTTTGCATACATCAAGGATGTTTGGGGATTAGAAACAAAAGCAAGTGCTTGTAACATTTGTCCGTTTCATAGGAATTATTTCTTCAAACATCTAAAAGAGAATCATCCGAAAGAGTATCAAGAAGTTATTAAACTGGATCATATCCTTGAAGAAAGACAGCCTGATACAAAAATTAGAAGTAAACTTTATATTTCGAGATCAAGAAAGAGAATCAAAGATTTGACAGATGAAGAATGTAATGATGTAGAGACATTTCTTTACAAAGAGCAAATAATTTGGAATGGATTTTGATAAGGGGAGTGTAATTATGAAAAAGCTTAAATATTATTACCAATGCGCGAAGTGGTTGTGGAAGAACAGAAATTGGACGGGCTCCAGACAGAAGTACAGAGCAATGGAAAGGGAGTTGAAGAAGTATGAATAACAGTGTAGTGTGCGTGCCAAGTAAATCAGTTAAATATTTAGAAAATATAATGCTTGTAAATGAGATGCTGCGTGAAAGCGTTGAGAAACAAAACACATATAGAGCGTTCAACAAGCTTAAAAAACGCACCGTTAAAAAGTCAGCTAACCCTAAAAAGAAGGCCAAGAGGAAAATTAAGCAAGCAAGTCAGAAAAGGAATAGGTGACACCATGACGCGTGAAGACATAATAAGCATTATAAGGCAGGCAATGGACCTTCTTGACCTAAGAGTCAAAGGAAGAGTGATAATAACACCTTGCGCAGTTGGTGATTACATCAGGACAAAATACGACGATGAAGTTTTAAGAGTTGACGGATTCACAACATATGGTGATGACTTAAAAGTTTGGTGCGAAGGTGAAAGCGAAAATGAAGATTATACAGAATTTGAGCTTAGTGAAATAACAGAATTTATTCCAAGGGAGAAATATAATGAAACCAATAAGAACTAATACAGCAAACAGGACTTACACCGGGGAAGGCTGCATACCATTACCAGCTACAGCGATACAATACAGTGATGGAAAGGTAGGGGTAGAGACGTGCTTTGAACTCACAGATGAGGAATTGGAGCAGGTGCAGAAGTCAAAGCACATATATGTAACCTTTGCCGGACAGTCAATTATACCGTTTATGGTGCATACCGAAACTCACACAGCGGTTCAAGATGAGTTCAAGATGGTTCAAGATGAAAAATAGTCATCTTGAACCGGTTCAAACGAAGTAGCAGTAATGGTTGTGTGTCTCGGGTTCAAGATGGTTCAAGATACTTTTGAGTTCTTTATATATAGGGTGTAAAATCATTAAAATTTAATGATTTTCAAAAATATAATATATAGTATAAAAACTAAGTTGAACTTGAACTGCAAAATTTAACAATCAGCAAGCATATTGAAATTTAAACAAAATTAGCGGTTCAAGATTAAGTTTAAAAATAGGGTTGATCTTGAACCCATCTTGAACCAAGTTGAACCTGTTGAAATTTCAACAAATATCAATAGAAAGGGTATTGAATTAATGTCGAAAAAATCAAAAATTATAGAAAAAGACGATAAAACAATAGAGAATTACATAGATGAAACGGTGAAAAAAACTGTAGCAGAAATTAAGCGACAAAGCATGTTGAAAAACAACAGACAAACACCATTTCAGAAGACAGAAACGCTTTTATATAATTATAACAATTATAAATCGGCCATAAAAGACAAGTACGAGCAGATTAATAGTATTCAATGCTTAGGTATTTCGAAGAAGTCTTCGAGTATAACATCATATTCATCAGGTCCAATATACGATATTAAAGATGATGATGATAAAGCAGAAGAGCAAATTATTTCAATAATAAACAGCATAAGAATTACTGAGAACTTTATCAAAATAATTGATTATGCAATTGATACTCTGAAGGATGATGAGTATTCGGACATAATAAGGCTAAAGTACTTTGAAGAAAAGAGCCGGGAAGAAATTGCAGAAATATTTGATTGTGATCCTTCGACAATCAGCAGAAATAAAAATAGGCTTATAAATTTGTTGCAGATCAGATTATTTTCAGATGAGGTTATCTGTCAATTATTTAATTAATGCACAAACCGTGCAATATTGACGCACTTGACGTGTATTAATATTAATTATAAAATGTTATTAGTTAATATTATAAATAATATTATAAATAATATTAAATTTCAAAACACCCGTGAGGGTGTTTTTTCTGTTTGAAAGAGCGCACGCCTCCTAAAATAAAGATGCGCTCTTTTAATATTACCCTCTGCATCGATGCAGAGGGTAATATATATCATTGAGGCTAGGGGAGCGTAAGCGTGGGAGCTGATATATTAAAGATTATAGTTTAAAATAGAAAGGTAGGTGAGCCGAATGGCTAAAGGCAAGTACGAATACTGGTTAACACCTGAAGGCTTGCTTAAACTTGAAGCCTGGGCTAGAGACGGGTTAACTGATGAACAAATAGCGTCAAATATGGGTATAACAAGAAAAACATTGTTTAATTGGAAAGAGAAGTATTTACCCATTTTACACACCCTAAAAAGGGGTAAAGATGTTGTTGATATCGAAGTTGAAAATGCACTGTTAAAACGTGCTTTAGGTTATTCGTATGAAGAAAAGACTTGGGAACCAGTGACAACATACAGAAAAGAGTTTGATGATGACGGAAATGAAATACAGATTCCTGAAATAAGAGAAGTACTCACAAAGAGAGTCTTAAAACATCAGGTCCCGGATACAACAGCACAAATCTTTTGGTTGAAGAATAGGAAACCTAAAGAATGGAGAGATAAACAAGAGTTACAATATTCAGGCGAAGTGAACATTACTGATCCATACGATGAGTTGACAGTTGATGAATTAAAAAAATTAGTAAAATTATGTGATGAGAATGAAGAAGCCTAATGGTATAAAAATTAAGAAGTCATTAGCAAGAAAAGATTTTTTTTCGTATTGCAACATTAAAGCGCCTGATTTTTATAAAGATAATAGAAAATACCTCATTGAGTTCTGCAAGGACCTCCAGGAGTTTTATGAATCCGATGATGAGGTCGGTATAATTAATTTACCGCCTCGACATGGTAAGTCAAGAACGGCAGGGCTGTTTGTTGAATGGATCCTGGGGAATCACCCGGAAGAAAAAATAATGACAGGCTCATACAATGAAACACTGTCAACTATGTTTTCGAAGAGTGTTAGAAATAACATCCAGGAAGAGAAAGCAGATGAAGATAAAATTGTTTATTCTGATATCTTCCCGGAAACAAAGATAAAACGTGGTGATGGAGCCATGAACTTATGGAGCTTGGAAGGTGGATATAATAATTACCTGGCCACATCTCCAACCGGTACAGCTACAGGATTTGGTTGTTCACTGATGATTATAGATGACTTAATTAAATCAGCTCTGGAAGCAAACAACGCTGATGTGCTTGAAAAGCACTGGGAATGGTTTACTAATACAATGCTGTCACGTCTTGAAGAAGGTGGCAAGATACTCATTGTAATGACCAGGTGGCACAGTTTAGATTTAGCCGGAAGAGCTTTAAAGCACTTCACTGAAGTTGGTGCAAAGATTAAGCACATAACCATGAAAGCAATCCAGGATGATGGTTCAATGCTTTGTCCTGAAATACTCTCCAAGAGATCTGCTGAGAATAAGAAAAAAGCCATGGGGCTTGATATATTCAGTGCCAACTACCAGCAGGAGCCAATTGACATTAAAGGTCGATTATATACAAGCTTCAAGACTTACAAAGAGCTGCCTAAAGATGAAAAGGGTAACTTGGTATATACAGCAATTAAGAACTACACAGATACAGCTGACACAGGCGATGACTTCTTGTGCAGCGTTGATTATATAGAATACAGAAAAGAAGCTTATGTTATTAACGTGCTTTACACGAAAGACGGCATGGAAATAACAGAGCCGGCAACTGCTAAGATGCTCCATGAAGACAATGTGGATATAGCTGACATTGAATCAAATAATGGTGGTAGAGGGTTCGCGCGTTCGGTGGAACGCATACTGAAAGAAAAACATAAGAGTAATAAAACAAGAATTCAACCTTTCCATCAATCTAAGAATAAACAATCAAGGATCCTTTCCAATGCAACCTGGGTAATGGATCATATTTATTTTCCGATAAATTGGGCTGATAAGTGGCCTGAATATTATGAAGCAATGAGCAAGTACCAGAAGGAAGGTAAGAACCTTCACGATGATGCTCCGGACTGTACAACCGGCATTGCTGAAAAGATAGGACAAGGTAATACATTTAGTTTTGACTAACAAATAAAAATACTCTTGCAAGAGGTGAAAAACAATGTTTGATTTCAATATATTCAACATTAAGAATGCTGCTAAGACTTCAATGACAAGATTGGAATTCTTTGAAGCTGAAATAAAGAAGTTTAAGAGCTCACAAAAGAGAAAAGATATGTTTACCGGGGAAAGGTATTACAGTGGTGAACATGATATCTTGAACAGAAAAAGAGAGATAATTGGTGAAGATGGTTCGCTCGTTGAAGTTTATAATCTTCCTAACAACAGGATAGTGGACAATCAGTATGCCAAGATGGTTGACCAGAAGACTAATTATTTTCTGGGTAAGCCTATAACCTTTAAGACCGATAATAAAGAATATTCTAAGCAGCTGGAAGTTATATTCAATAAAAAGTTCCAAAGAACACTTAAGAACTTGGGTGAAAGCTCATTCAATGGTGGTATTGCTTATTTATATCCATATTATAACGATAAGGGCGATATAGCATTCAAAATATTCTATCCGAATGAGGGGCTACCGTTCTGGAAGGATGCAGAGCATACAGAGCTTGACTGCTTCATTCGTATTTATCCGGTAGAAGCTTATGAGGGTGCAAGAGATGTTATAATTGAAAAGGTTGAAATATATACTACTGAGGGAATTGAAAGATATGTCTTAAAGGACAACAAGTTAATTGCTGATGTGGAAGAACCTTCATCCACTCATTTCAAGGTTGAAGATACTGAAGGTAAAGAGTCCGGATTGAACTGGGAAAGAGTTCCAGTTATAGCTTTCAAATATAACAACAAAGAAATTCCATTAATCAAACGTGTTAAATGCTTGCAAGATGGTATCAACACAATTATTTCCGACTTTGAAAACAACATGCAGGAAGATGCACGAAATACAATACTGATTCTTAAGAACTATGATGGAACTAACTTAGGTGAGTTCAGACGTAACCTGGCACAGTTCGGAGCTGTTAAAGTTAAGACAGTTGATGGTGCCGATGGAGCAGTTGACACGTTAGAAATTAATGTTAATGCTGAAAACTACAAAGTAATTCTTGATATATTTAAAAAGGCATTGATTGAGAATGCCAGGGGTTATGATGCTAAAGATGAAAGGATGAACAACAATCCTAACCAGATGAATATCCAATCAATGTATAGTGATATTGACCTGGATGCAAATGGTATGGAAACAGAATGGCAAGCGTCGTTTGAAGAACTATTATGGTTCATTAGCGTACACTTAACTAATTCCGGAAAAGGTGACTTCACTAACGAACAGGTGGAGGTAATATTCAACCGTGATGTTTTAATCAATGAATCTGAAGCAATTACAAACTGTAAAAACTCAGTTGGCGTTATCTCAAATGAGACTATTGTTTCTCAACATCCATGGATCAATGACAATGAAGAAGAGTTAAAACGTATCAAAGAGGAAAAGCAAGATGAGATTGATAAACTTTATGGTCAAACTCTAATTGATCCTTTAGGCGGTGATGAAGGTGGCCAAGAAGACTAATAAGTACTGGCAGCGTAGATTTTTAATGATTAAAGAAGCTCAAGAGAAAAAAGATAAAAAGCTTTATAATGATATTATCCATGAGTTCAAGCTCACATCGAGAAAGATTGATGATGAAATAAATAAGTGGTATGGCCGATTTGCGGTCAATAATGAAATATCATTTACCGAAGCTAAAAAGATGCTCAATATTGATGAGCTTGAAGAGTTTCACTGGACGGTTCAAGAATACATAAAACTTGGTAAAGAAAATGCCATGAATCAACAGTGGATGAAAGAGCTCGAAAATGCTTCAGTTAAGGTCCATATATCAAGATTGCAGGTGCTTAAATTTCAAGTGCAACATCACATCGAAGTGCTTCATGATAAGCAGCTTAAGGATGTTGATATTCTTTTAAGAAATACATTTGAAGACACCTATTATCACACAGCGTATGAAATACAACGCGGTTTTAATTTAGGATGGAATCTTCATCAGTTCAGTAATGAAGAGCTGTCAAACGTCATATTTAAGCCCTGGACAGTAGATAACAAAACATTCAGTGATAGAATATGGGTGAATAAGCAGGACCTGATAAGCACACTGCACAGGGAAATGACTCAAAGTATAATCCGGGGTGAAGGTCCTAAAAACATAATAGCAGCCGTGAGGGAATTACTTGGAGCTGAAGACAAAAGGAAAGCAACATACAAAGCTGGAAGATTAGTAATGACTGAATCAGCATTCTTCTCAAGCGCAGCTCAACAGAAATGCTTTAATGATCTTGACGTGGAAAAGTTTGAAGTTGTTGCAACCTTGGATGGCCGTACTTCTGAAATATGCCAGGACATAGACGGTGACATATTCGACATGAAAGATTATGAAATTGGTGTTACTGCACCGCCATTTCATGTTTGGTGCAGGACAACAACTGTTCCATACTTTGAAGATAACTATACTGAAAGAGCTGCCAGAGGAGTTGACGGAAAAGTATATTATGTAGACGGAAACATGAAATATGCTGAATGGAAAGAATTATTTGTAATATAGGAGACAGTTTATGTTGAATGTTATATCGTCTGGTTTAATAATTTTAGTTTTTATACTTTGGGCAATTGCTGCTATAATTGTAATTCTAAAATATTGATTTGTAATATAGTTAAATATTGGCTATAATATTACCAAAGGGAGGTAATATTATGAATTACGTTATAGCTGGGGATTATCCGGGATGGTTGATACAACCTGGTGGATTTAAAGGTGGTATTGTATTGGCACAAGGATTTAAGAAAATCAGAGTTAACAAAGAAACTGTTGAATCATATGAACTTGTAACGGACGAACATAGAAGGTCGGCTGCAAGCGGAGCCGTTAAAGGCCTCATTGGTGGAGCGTTGCTTGGTCCAGTGGGAGCTTTAGCCGGTGGGCTTAGTGCCAAGGAAAAAGGAACTTATCAGGTGGCTGTACAGTTCAAAGATGACAAGAAAAGCTTATTCAACATGGATGAAAAACTATATAAATTATTAATACAAACTATGTTTTAAATTAAATAAGAATAGTCCCTGCAAAGCCTCTCATTGAAGCGTAACAGCGCAGGTCTGACTCCGGAGCAATCCGGGGTTTTTTATTACAATAATATAGGAGGTGAAGTTAACGTTGAAGAAAATACTAAAGAAAGGTTAGGTGATCCTCTTATCTCCCTGAAGACTTGGGTTAAAGGTCTTATTTTTATGTTTAAAATTCGTCACTTTGGTATTACGGACGTTAACTGTTAAGACAAATAACGTGGACTGAACCACGAAAAAATAATGTATTTGAAAGGATGAAAGAAAATGAGAAAAGAAGAATTAATAGCATTAGGACTTGATGAAGCTACAGCAGTAAAAGTTGAAAAAGCTTCAACAGAGGAATTAAAGACATTTATTCCTAAGACGAGATTTGACGAAGTAAACACAGAGAAAAAGAAGCTTGAAGATGATGTCAAAGACAGAGATAAACAACTTGAAACTTTGAAGACTTCAACAGGGGATGTAGAAGCTTTAAAAACACAAATCACAACTCTTCAGGCTGAGAACAAGACAAAAGATGAAACTCACGCTGCTGAATTAAAACAGCTTAAAGCTGAAAATGCAATTAGCGCAGCACTTGCAACATCAAAAGCTAAGAATCCAAAAGCAGCAAGAGCGCTTCTCGATATTGATTTAAAAAAAGTTGAATTCAACGATGATGGAACAATCAAAGGCCTTGATGATCAGATTAAGAAGTTGACTGAAGCAGAAGATTCTAAGTTCTTATTTGACACTGAATCTAAACCAGGTAAACCAAAATTTAAAGGTGTTAATCCAGGTGAAGGAAAAGGCGGAGCTGGAGCTGGAACAGAAGGCGAACCTACTTCACTTGCCGAAGCAATTAAGCTTAAACTATCCAGCAACAACGAATAAAAAATATAAAAGAGTGAAGGGAGAACACTTATATGGCAGTAACATTGGCGCAAGCTAAACTTAACGTTCAAGACGATTTACAATCAATGGTTATAGACGAATTTGCGAAAAGCAATTTCTTGTTTAATAACATGACATTTGATGATGTTGTATCACCTACAGGTGGAGGGGCAACTCTCACATACGGTTATACCAGATTAATTACACAACCAACGGCAGACTTCAGAGCTGTAAATACTGAATATGCTCCTCAGGAAGTAACAAAACAAAGATACACTGTTGACCTTAAGGTGTTTGGTGGAAGCTTCCAGGTTGACCGTGTTATCGCAAACATGGGTGGTATTGTTGATGAAGTAGCACTTCAAATGCAACAGAAAATTAAAGCTGCTGCTGCCTTGTTTAACGACACAGTTATCAATGGAGACTCTGCTATTGACGTGGATGCATTTGACGGCCTTGAAAAAGGACTTACAGGATCATCAACTGAATACAATACAGTGGCAGCAATAGACCTTTCTACTTCTGCTCTTGTAACAGCAAACTACATGTATTTTCTTGACATGCTTGATGAGTTCATTGGTGGACTGGACGGAACACCTTCTTTCCTTGGTGGTAACACTAAGATGATTGCTAAGTTAAGAGCAATTGCAAGAAGAGCAGGAATGTACCAGGTAACAAAAGACAACTTCGGACAGCAGGTTGAATACTATGGAAATATTCCATTTGTAGACTTCGGAGCCAAAGCAGGCTCAAATAATCCTGTTGTTACTGTAGATGGCGTTTCAGGTGAGACTTCATTGTTTGCTGCAAGATTAGGGCTTGATGGTTTCCATGCTGTTTCAATGGCTGGTGTGGCACCTGTTCAATCCTGGTTGCCTGATTTCAAAACTTCAGGAGCAGTTAAGACTGGTGAAGTTGAAATGGTTGCAGCTGTAGCATTGAAAGCTACTAAAGCAGCTGGTGTTTTCAGAAAAATTAAAGTTCAATAATCTATGAACCAGTCAACTTATGTGACTGGTTCAATTTCTTTATGAAAGGATGAGAGTAATGGCAAAGATATATAGTCCAAATAAACAGTATGTTGGTATTTCAGCAGGTGTTACATTCGTTAAAGGTGTAGGTGAAGCCACAGATGAATACCTGATAGACTGGTTTAAGAAACACGGTTATGAAGTTGAAGAAGATTTAAAAGTTCCTGATCCAGATGATAGTGATCCAGATGACCATGATCCAGGCGCTCCGGGAGAAGTAAATGAAGGTGACTTAAATCCTGATGTTACCAGCCCAGGGACCATTGATTTAGAAACTTATTCAGTTGAAGAATTAACCAAATTTGCTGAAGATAACGGCATCGACATTGGAAAGGCGACTTCAAAAGAAGGAATACTGAAGAAGATACAAGAAGCAGCTGAAAAAATAGAAGAATAGGATGTGATAATCAATGTTAACTGATATCACAGAAAGATTATTGTCGCTCGGTTACACAGTTGTTCAGGGTGATAGTTGGGTACTCGACTATATAAGCAGCAAGGTTGAAAGTAGCATAAAAGGTGATTGTGGTGTTTATGATCCTTTAACGCTGGCAATAAAAATACCTGATGAATTACATCAAATTGCAGTTGATAGGGTTTGCGGAGAGTTCTTGCATAGTAAAAAGGCATCCGGAGCTCTTGTTGGATTTGATTTGACTGCTGCTGTTAAAACAATTCAGGAAGGCGATATAAAGGTTGATTTCGGCGGTTCATTAACACCTGAACAAAGGTTGGACGCATTGATTAATTATTTGTTAAATCAAGGGAAGGGCGATATCGCTTCGCATAGGAAAATAAAATGGTAATACCTGAAAAGACAGTTACTGCTGTAAGAGCAGCTATCGAATCAATGTATGATGGTAAATGCACCGTAACAGAATATAACCCTGTCACGGATCCCGTCACCAAGATTACCAAACATGTTGAAGATAATGTTCATACCGATAAACCTTGTCACTTATCTTATAAAAATATAATCAATGCAAATTCAACTGCGACAGGCTCAATTTTGACTCAAATAATAAAATTATTCATTGCACCTGAGGTGGCAATTAAACCAGGTTCAAAGATTACCGTGACACAAAACGGTATCACAACGGAATATAAGGATAGTGGTGAGCCTGCTATATATAGCACTCATCAGGAGATTGTTCTTAAATTGTTTGATGGGTGGTCTTAACAATGGCTAAGTGGGGAAAGGTTGATTATAAGCAGCTTAAAAGGCTCCAGAAGAACCTTGATAAGCTTGCCGGTGTAGACCTGGATAAATTCATTAACGACATAGCGAAAGAACTGGCTGCAAGGCTTCTTGCAAAAGTTATTAAAAGAACACCTGTTGGTGAATATTCTGATACTGGTATGATGGGTGGAACCTTAAGACGTGGGTGGACCTCTGAAACTGAACAGGAAGCTGAAGCAACTGCCGTATTTGGTGGTGGAAATGCTGCTAAAACATATGCGAACTCACTTAAAGTTGAGCGGGTTGGAAATGTATATCAGATTGAAATAGTAAATCCGGTTCACTATGCGTCCTATGTTGAGTTTGGCCACAGAACAAGGAATCATAAAGGCTGGGTAAATGGCAGATTTATGTTGACCGTATCTGAGCAGGAACTTGAAGCACAGGCGCCACAGATCATAGAAAAGAAATTAATAAAATACTTAGGGGAGGCATTCGATGTTAAATGATATTATAATTGCAATTTCAAAGAAGCTGAACCTTGAATTTGGCGACACTTATAAAATTCACGATGAATCAGTAAAGCAGGGTTTGACTGAACCTTGTTTTTTTATTGTGCTTTTAAACACAGCACAAACGCAAGTAATTGGAAAAAGGTATTTCAGAACACAGCCATTTGACATTCATTATTTTCCAAGTACAGCTGATAAGAACACAGAAATGAATGATGTTGCTGACAGATTGAATGATGCCATGGAATTTATAACGCTTGGGAATGGTGACAAGCTTCATGGCACAGGTATTAATCATCAGATTGTTGATGAGGTTCTGCATTTCTTTGTTAGTTATAATATGCACGTTCACAAAGTGGAAATTCCTTCTGATTACATGGAAAATGTAGCAGTCAATAACGAGGTGATCCAATGAAAGAGATAGAAACAAAATTTACAAAAGAGCAGTTGCTTAAAAGCAAAAAATATACTGACAGAAAAGACATTGTAAATGTTCTTTTGAAAGATGGCCAAACGTACAGCTTCAGTGAAGTTGACGCATTAATTAAAAAATACATGAAAGGTAAGGTGAAATAATGGCATTAGGTGGCGGAACTTTTGTGACTCAAAATAAAGTACTTCCGGGTGCTTACATCAATGTTATTTCAGCAGCAAGAGCCTCAGCTTCAATTTCTGACCGTGGTATTGCTGCAATGGGATTGGAACTTGATTGGGGACCTGATGGAGAAATATTTGAAGTTACTAACGGAGACTTCCAAAAAGACTCCTTGAAAATCTTTGGTTATGCTTACACTGATCCAAAGATGAAAGGCCTTAGAGATTTATTCAAATACACTAAAACTCTTTTCGCCTATAAACTGACAGGCGGAGGAGCTAAAGCAACAAATACTTTTGCCACTGCTAAATACGCAGGGGTGAGGGGTAATGATTTAAAGATTGCTATATCGGCAAATGTTGATGTGCCGACTGATTTCGATGTAAAAACTTACATTGGAACACAGCTGATTGACACCCAAACGGTGACCACAGCAGCTGAACTTGTATCAAATGACTTTGTTGACTTTAAACCGGCAGCAGTGCTCGCTGTTACAGCTTCAACACCACTGGCAGGTGGAACAAACTTGGCAGTTGACGGAACGGCCCATCAAGCATTCCTTGATAAAGTTGAATCATATTCATTCAATGTATTAGGCGTTGTTTCGGTTGACTTGGTTACTAACCAATTATATTCTGCTTTCTGCAAGAGATTGAGAGATGAGCAGGGCATTAAATTCCAGGTTGTAACTTATTCTAATCCGGTAGATTATGAAGGCAACATCAACGTTAAAAATATGGTCACTGATGTTGGTGCGAGTGCAGCTTCACTTGTTTACTGGGTAACTGGTATAAGCGCAGCATGTGAAGTCAATAAATCGAACTTAAACAAGAAATATGATGGTGAATATACAGTTGATACTAATTACACTCAAGCGCAGCTTGAAACGGCAATTAAGGCTGGAGAATTCACTTTCCATAAGGTTGGCACGGATGTTCGTGTATTGAGTGACATAAATTCACTTGTGACAACTTCGGACACCAAGGGTGACATCTTCAAAGAGAACCAAACAATCAGGGTGGTTGACCAGATAGCAAATGACATTGCTTTATTGTTCAACACCAAATATCTTGGAACTGTACCGAATGACGCTTCCGGACGTATTTCATTCTGGAATGATGTTGTAACTCATCATAGAGAACTTCAAAGAATCAGAGCTATTGAAGACTTTGAAGCAGATCATGTGACAGTTGAACAGGGGTTAACTAAAAAAGCTGTAGTAGTTAATGGCGTTGTAACCATTGTAAATGCAATGGCTCAATTGTACATGACTGTTGTAGCTCAATAAGGAAGGAGTTGTAAAGTATGCAGACAATGAACGCTAAAGATGCAGTAAGCGCTTCCCTTGCCGAATGTTTTGTAACAATAGACGGTAATAGATATAACTTCATGCAAGCTATAAACCTTGAAGCAAACATGGAAAAGGTAAAGAGTCAAGTTCCGATATTGGGAAAGACCGGAAAAGGCAATAAAGCAACTGGTTGGACTGGTTCAGGTAATGCGACATTCCATTATAACACCTCTATATTCAGGGAATTATTGTACAGATACAAAAACACAGGCGAAGAAATATATTTCGATATCCAGGTTACAAACGAAGATCCTTCTTCAGCTGTTGGAAGACAGACAATAATTTTGAAAGATTGCAATATAGACGGTGGATTGTTGACAAGGTTTGACGCAGACGCAGAATATCTTGATGAAAGTCTTGATTTCACGTTTGAGGACTGGGAAATGCCTGAAAAATTTACTAATTTGGCAGGTATGCTATAAAATTTGAAAGGATGATGAATAATGAGTAATTTAAGTGCTTTCTTGGCGGGTAACGCGTTAAAGAATGAAAATGTAAAATATGCAGCTTCTAACAGGTTTGTCGATGAAAACGGCAAACCTATGTTATGGGAAATTAAATCTATAACAAGTGAAGAAGATGAAATCATAAGAAAACAATACACGAAGCAAGTTCCTGTTCCTGGTGCCAAGAATCGATTTATGCAAGATTTCGATGCTAACGGATATCTGGGAGTTATGGCTGCAAGATGTACTGTATTTCCTAATCTTAACGATGCAGAGCTTCAGGACAGTTATAAGGTAATGGGAGCAGAAAAGCTTTTGAAGGTGATGTTGAAGCCTGGCGAATATCAAGACTATTTGAAAAAAATACAAGCAGTTAACGGCTTTGATGTGCCAATGGATGAGGTTATAGAAGAGGCAAAAAACTAATACGTGAAGGTGATGCTGACGCTATTGTAGCTCACTATTGCCTTCACAAATTACATATGCTTCCGAGCAAATACGAAAGTTTGCCACGTCGTGAGAAAGCATTTATAATTGCTTCTATTCAAGTCAAGAGTGATGACGAGAAAAAAGAAAATGACAAAATTAATAAAGAAAAAAGAAAGACTAGAAAAAGAAGATAGGGTTTAGATCATGATTTAAACCCTGTTTTTATTTAAAGGTAGGTGAGACAGTGGCAACAATAAGAACCGCTATTCAAATACAAAATGGTATGACACCTGCATTGAAAAGCATGAACAGTGCTTTAAACATGGTTTTAAGTAGCTTTGAATCTCTTCAAAGTGTAAGTGGTAATTCCATAGATACTGCCAGTATTAAAGCTGCAAGAGCTGAACTTAATAAATCCGAAATTGCAATAAATTCGGTTGAACAGGAAATAAGAGAAGCTGCTGAAGCACAGAATCAATTAAACGATAAAATGAATCACGGTTCAAGTGCGGCGAACAATCTGTTAAGGGGCATTGGTAGAATTGCCGGAGCTGCTGGAGTTGCATTTGGTATAAAAGGTATTACAAACTTATCTGACACAATGACTTCGACAACAGCAAGACTCAAGATGATGAATGACGGCTTGCAGACTACCGAAGAACTTCAACAAATGATATATCAGTCTGCTGATAATTCAAGGGCTAAATATGTTGATACGGCTGCAGCTGTTGCTAAACTTGGTGTGCTTGCCGGAGATGCTTTTGGTTCAACAGAAGAAATTGTTGCATTTGCTGAACAGATGAATAAACAGTTTGTTATTGGTGGCGCAAGTGTTCAGGAACAAACATCTGCAATGTATCAATTAACACAAGCCATGGCAGCTGGTAAGCTACAAGGTGATGAATTTAGGTCCATTATGGAAAATGCTCCAATGTTAGCTCAAAGTATTGCTGATTATATGGATATACCTAAAGGCGAATTAAAAGAAATGTCATCAGATGGTGTTATAACAGCGGATATTATAAAAAATGCTCTATTCAGCGTAGCAGATGAAACAAATGCTAAGTTTGAAGAAATGCCAATGACCTGGGCGCAGGTGGGAAACGAAGTTGCAAATACGATGCTTCAGGTATTTGATCCGGTCATCCAAGGAATTGGTGAAGGTGCTCAATGGGTAGGTGACAATTGGGAAAATCTTCAACCTTTGTTTTTCGGTGTTGCTGCTGGTGTCACTGCTTACGCTGTGGCAATGGGTATCAGTAACGCTGTAACGTGGTTGGGGGTGGCAGCAAATAAGGCATTGATAGTAACTATGCTCACAAATCCATATACATGGGTTGCGGTAGGAATAGGACTTGTTGTGGCAGCAATATATAAATGGGTTCAATCCGTAGGTGGTATTTCAATTGCCTGGATGATTGCAAAGGACAAAATTTTATACGCCTGGGACTTAATTGGAGTGGGTGTTATGACCGGTGTTTATGGGATAGCTGACTTCATGGGCTTCATGAAGGTTGCTGTTTTGACTGAGCTTCAAGGAATGGTGAATGATGCTATTGATATTGTTAACACGTTCATAACCGCAGTTAATAAAATACCTGGCGTCGCGTTTGATACTCTGGACCACATGACTTTTGCAACCACAGCTCAAGTTGAGTTTGAAGCAGAACAGCGTGGAAGAGCTGACGCGCTTAAAAATTTAAAGTATGATGCCAATCTGAATCATTCCATGAGACAGATGGAAATTGACATAGCAAGAGAGAACGCAGCTGCTCAGGCTAATAACTCAGGGATAGACTATGCAGGCCTTTACAATAATACTTATGATACAGCTGAGAACACTTCCAAAATAGCAGACAGCATGGAGATATCTGAAGAAGAGTTAAAATATATAAGAGATATGGCCGAACGTGAGACTGTAAATAGATTCACAACTGCTGAAGTAAAAGTTGAAATGACCAACAATAATAATATTAATTCTGATATGGACATCGACGGCATTATAGACCAATTTGCGGAAAAATTAGAAGAAAGTATAACCACAATAGCTGAGGGGGTGCATGAATAATGTATAGTTTTTATTTAGACGGCGTACAATTACCGATTGCACCTTCTAAGCTTACCATAAAAATCAAGAACCAAAATAAGACGTTAAACCTCATAAACGATGGTGAAGTTAATCTGCTAAAAACAGCCGGATTGACTGAAGTCAATTTTGACGCAAGATTCCCTCAGGTGAGATATCCTTTTGGCGTATATCCAAATGGTTTTAGAACGGCAGAATTTTTCTTAAATAAACTTGAAACGCTGAAACAAGGTAGGGAGCCTTTTCAATTTGTCGTTTCTAGGATGTCCCAGGGCGGAGATCTTCTGTTTGATACGAATTTAAGGGTGTCGATTGAAGATTATGACATTGAAGAAAGTGCAGCTGAAGGCCTGGATGTAATAGTATCAATTAAGTTGAAACAGTACAAGTATTTCGGAAAGAAAACACCGATTATAAAGACCACACCAACAAAGACAACCCTATCGGTTACAGATAAAAGAACTGTCACAAGAGCAATACCCAAGACTTATACAGTCCAGCCGGGAGACTCTCTTTGGAAGATATGTAAAAAAGAATTGGGTGATGGTTCAAAGTATAATGAAATAGCTTCACTGAACAGCATTGCCAACGCCAATTTGATTTATCCAGGGCAGGTGATACGTTTTGGATAAGATAGATTTAATAATTCAAAATGGTAACTCAATACAAATACCAGCCCTGGAAGAGCCTATTGCTTGGGAAACTACAAGAGCTGGCGCACCTGGTAAATTGACTTTTACAGTAGTCAAGGATCCTACTCTTAACTTCCAGGAAGGTAATCCGGTATCTTTTAAAAAAGACGGTAAAGATGTGTTTTATGGCTTCATCTTCACCAAGAAAAGAAATAAAGGTCCAACAATCGAAGTCACGGCTTATGATCAGCTCAGGTATTTTAGGAATAAAGATATATATATAATTGAGAATGAGACTGCTAGTGATTTCCACAAGAGGCTTATATCCGACTTCCAACTAAGAGCTGGCACCATTGAAGACACGAAATATGTTATTCCTTCAAGGACGGAAGCCAACAAGACATTGTTTGATATGTCTCAAAACACATTGGATATAACTCTCACGAATACAAAAGAGATGTTTGTATTGTATGATGACTTCGGCAAGCTGGCGCTTAAAAATATCAATTCTATGAAGGTTGATTTTCTTGTTGACGATGAAACAGGTGAAGATTTTGATTATACTTCATCAATTGATTCTCAAACTTATAATAAAATTAAATTAGCTTATGACAACACGAAAACGGGAAAAAGAGAAATTTATATTGCCAACGAACCAAATAATATAAATAACTGGGGCGTGCTGCAATATTTTGAAATGATCGAAGAGCAAACAAACGGACAAGTAAAAGCCGATGCGCTATTATCCCTTTACAACCGAAAAACAAGACATTTGAAGCTTAAAAATATAATAGGGGATGTAAGAGTCAGGGGTGGTAGTTTGATTGTCGTAAATCTCAATTTAGGGGATATAACTGTCAAGAATTACATGATGGTTGAGAACGCAAAGCATAATTTCAAACACGGCGAACACTTCATGGATTTGACTGTTAGAGGCGGTGATTTTATTGCGTAACATGAATGATGTGACTAAATTATTTAAACGTGCTGCCGTTGACGCAACTATGGCATCTGATCCAATGGCACTCGTGGTCGGTACTGTATTAAGTATTGCACCTCTTAAAGTGAATATTGAACAGAAGTTAACTTTAGGGGCAGCACAATTGCTTTTAACGAACAATGTTGTTGACCATGATGTAAGTGTAACAATTGACTGGTCAACTGAAGAAATAACGCATAATCACGGCTATAGTGGCGTAACCGGTACGAGTGATTTGCACACCCATAGTTACAGTGGAGCAACTCAGGACAACACTCATGGCCACGCTGTAACCGGCACTAAGATAATAAAAGTACACAATGCGTTAAAAGCTGGTGATATGGTGATGCTCTTGAGAATGCAGGGTGGACAAAAATATTTAGTAATTGATAAGGTGGTGGTAGCTTGATTCCAGTAGTTGATGATCTACAACCTGATTTTGAAATAGAAACACAGCCTAGTAAGGCTTTTAAAATAAATTTTGATAAGCATAGGATGATTGGCTTCACAGATGGAATTGAAGCTGTCATACAGGCCATATTTTTAATTTTAAACACAGAAAGATATGAACGTGTAATATTCTCTTGGGATTATGGAATTGAGCTTGTTGACCTATTTGGACAGCCGATTCCTTTTGTTTTACCTGAGCTTAAAAGACGTATTACAGAAGCGCTCCTGCAAGATGACAGAATTGAATCTGTTGATAATTTTAACTTTGAAATTAGCAAAAGACAGGTCAATGTTAACTTTAATGTGGGGACGATATTTGGCACCATAAACACAGAAAAGGTGGTGAACGTGTAAATGTTCGAAAATAAAACTTTTGATAGTATATTACAAGATATGCTCTCCAAGGTTAACAATTCTTTTGATAAAAGAGAAGGCTCACCAATATACTTGGCTCTTGCTCCGGCTGCGGTAGAGCTTCAACAAACTTATATTAACCTGGATGCGCTGCTTGCAGAAACTTTTGCAGATACAGCTTCAAGACGGTATTTGATTAAAAGAGCAGCGGAAAGAGGACTTGCTCCTGAGTCTGCTACAAAAGCAGTGTCAAGAGCAACTTTCAATATGGACGTGCCAATAGGTTCAAGATTTAGCCTGGACAATTTAACCTTCGTGGCCATTGAAAAAATAGACAACTATAATTATAAGTTACAGTGTGAAACAGCAGGAGCACAAGGAAATATACTCGGAAGACTGTTGCCGATTGATTACATTGCCGGCTTAACGACAGCAGAGTTGGTTGAAGTGCTGATACCTGGCGCCGATGAAGAAGAAACTGAAGTATTCAGGCAGCGTTATTATGACGATTTAGAAACTCAGGCATTTGGGGGGAACCAAGCTGACTACAAACAAAAAACAAAAGAACTCGCTGGTGTTGGTGGAGTTAAAGTTTATCGTGCTTGGAACGGTGGTGGTACAGTTAAGCTTGTGATTATTGACAGTGTATTTAATAAGCCAACTGTTGAATTAGTGGATGCGGTACAAACAGAAATGGATCCTGTTGTTAATCAAGGAGCCGGATTAGGTATTGCACCAATTGGTCATGTTGTTACAATTGAAGCAGTATCCGAATTAATAATAAATGTTAGCTCTACAATAACCCTGGCTTCAGGATATGTTTGGGTGGATGTTGAAACTTACATTCAAGACGCGATTAATAGTTACTTCTTGGACCTCAAGAAGACCTGGGAAAATGAAAATGCACTTGTTGTTAGAATAAGTCAAGTTGAAAGTGCTATCCTTAAAGTAACAGGGGTTGTTGATGTTACCGGAACAACTTTAAATGCTGGTTCCATTAATCTTATATTAACTGATGTTCAAATACCGGTATTAGGGGCGGTGACTAACATATGAGTTTAAAAGATTATTGGATTGACGAAATACAAAAGGTTCAAGAATTCCAGGCCATAGCTGATGCAATAGATCCTGAAATAACTGATATAAATACTGAGACTGAAAATCTTCTTGATGATCAGTTTATCCAGGACGCAACTGAGAACGGAATAGCTAGAAGAGAAAAAATGTTAAATATTCAGCCATTCGCTGATGATACTTTAGAAACTCGGCGCTTCAGAGTGGGTGTAAAGTGGAATAATCAGCTTCCATATACGTATAGACAGTTAGAAAAGAAACTTACAGATTTAGTTGGTTTAAATGGCTATACTATTGTTTTAGATAATGGAGCTTATACTTTAACTGTTAGAGTTAGTTTAGGACAAAAGAGAATGTTACAAGATGCTGAACGTATGGTAGATAACATGTCACCACAAAATTTAGTTTTAACGGTTGACTTGTTATATAACAAATATAGTGATTTAGCCGGTTATACCTATAATTATTTAGCAACAAAGACATATGACCAATTAAGAAATGAGGTGTTATATTGAATTATACAACTAAAGGATTTAAGCTCCCGGAAGGCTCTGAATTTTATGAGTTAGATCATGCAAATTTCAATGCTCAAAAATCAAATGATTTGATAGTTGAATTGGAAAATTCGAGACCTAAAAAAACATTAGATAATATTTCTTATTATGTTGATGCGGTAAACGGTAGTGACGCAAATGACGGTTTAACTCAGGCTACGGCATTTCAGCATATTTACAAAGCAATCGGAATGCTGCCACAGGTAATAAACAATGATGTTGCTATTTACGTTTATGGCGGAACGTATAATGAAATAGTATCTTTAAAAGGAATTGTGGGCGGTGGTAAAGTTACTTTACAGAGTATGAATGGTCCTATTATCACTCAAGTCCTATGGGTTACTAATTGTACTGTAGAAGTAAGTATCGCAGGTATTACAGTGAATAGTGCTGGTTATTTATCGGAGTGTGTGCTAATAAAAAATTGTACAAGTGTTTCATTATCAAATACTACTATTAATGGTGTAAATGTAACTCATCCAAGCGCAGTAGGTATTTTGTGCTATAAAGCGCAAGTAGGACTGTTGAATTGTACAATTAGCAACATGACAAATTGCGGTGTATTCGCACATATGAACTCGTTTGTTTCCTCACAGAGCTGTTCAGGGGTCGGAAATGCGGTAGGACTTAAAGCTTCTGATGGGATAATCTTCAAATTAGGAACACAGCCAAGCGGCACAACTGCCCAAGAAACATTTAACGCAGGACAGATTTTCAGTCAAGATGTTGAGGAACGAATTAACTCTTTGGATGCCAATAAAGCTAATAAAGTACAAGAAGATTGGATTACAGCTACTTTGCAAAATGGATGGACAACAGTTGACATGTATACGGCTAAATATATGAAAGATGAATTTGGCTTTGTGCATTTGAAAGGCGAGGTCAAAGATGGTGCACTAGCTACAACAATATTGACATTACCGCCTGGATACAGACCTGAAGAGGGGGCTTTCTCTATTGGAATATTTTGCAAAAGTGGCACATCTAAAATGCTTACAGATGTTAACATTTATGCGGATACAGGCGAATTGAAAATTTGGACAGGTGGAACAACACAAGTAATTTTAAATGGTATAACGTTTAAGGCAGGTGCTTAAAAATGAAAAAAGAAGTGTTTGAAGTAGATACAAACGGTTATATATCAAAAAAATATATTAAAGTGTTTGATGAGCAAGGAAATTGCTTAGAAGAGTTAGCAGAAAATACTATTGTAACTGAAATACCAGAGGGTTTATATCGACCAAAATGGACAGGTATAGAATGGATTGAAGATATGTCACAAGAAGAAATTGACATATTGAACAATCAACCACATGAACCAACAGAAACAGAAAAGCTACAACAAGAATTAGCGAGCACTAATGCTATGCTACTTGAATTTATGGAATCTATGTTGATGTAGAAGGGAGAAATAAAATGGCAATAAACAATTTATTAGTAAAGGCTTATGCAGTAAATATTTACAAATACGGAAACAGGAAATTTGCAACAATTCCAACAGAATACATTGAACCTGTAAAACAGTATGCAGCTACAAATTTCACATTACAAGAATTAGATAATGCTTTAGAAAAAGGATATATAACAGAGCAAGAATACACTGAAACTTTAGCTTTAGTTTAGGGAACAAAAGAAAAATTTCGGTGTGGAAATATGTGTAAACGTGTGGTAATATAAATACATAAGCACATAGGGAACAAAACGAGGTGGATTAAGTGAATTATAAAAAATCATGTGATATAAAAATTTGGTATTGGAATTACAGAGATAAAGACAATAGGTATTCACAAGATAATAAGAAAATACATTTTGAAATACTGCAAAATAATGAAAGACAAATGCTGTTAAATTACCAGATACCAAAGTTTTTAGATGGCAATAAGTTGGTAGATGAATTTTTAGCAAGCAAATTTGCAACACTAAGTTTCTTGCCGTCACTTAATTATAATCAAGATTTTAATACGTACAGCTTAAAAGAAGAATTAATAAATTTAATCAAGGGCGATTGTGACTACAGGGTTTTTGATTAGAAAAAAGAGGGCTTAATTAGTCCTCTTTTTCATGTGTTGACAGGTATTCTTTAAGTGCTAAAGAGATAAGAGAAGACATGGTACGTTCTTCTTTCTGGCAGAATTTAATCATTCTGTCCTGAAGCTCCTCATCCATAGTTATGTTCATTTTAAGTTTTTTCTTATCTTCTGTAAGTTTAGCCACAAAATCACCCCCGTACTTATTATGGTGGTATTTTGTTCCCTTGTCAATAAAAAGTTATACAAACGTTGATATTTCAACAATTTTAGAAATAGAATAATTTCGTTTACTAGAGACTTTAATATGAGGTCTCTTTTTTAATACAAAATAATAGTCCATGAGACTTAAAAAGGAGAGTGAACATGAATATAGCAGCAGTAAAACAAGCTTTTACATCAAAGTATGATGAACAGATCCGCACAATAAGCAAAGAAAAAGAAGTTGACATGAGTGTTGCAATGGACATTCTTGTTGCTCATGTGAGAAATAGAAATAAGTCGGAAGAACAATTATCAAACACTGCGTACTACTATAACTTCACAGGATGTGAAAATTTGAATTATGAAGAACTGGATGAGGAAATCAAGGCTTTAGAAGACAATTTCATAATTCCTAAGGTAGTAGAATAAAGAGGGGAAACCCTCTTTTAATTTGAGGTGACTAATGAATAGTGAAATCATAGTTGCACTTATTGCCTTGTTTGGCACAGCACTAGGTACAGGTGGAGGTATTGTTGTATCTAGCAAATTAACTAACTATCGAATAGAGCAGCTTGAAAAAAAGGTTGATAAGCATAATACGATAATAGAAAGAACATTTGTACTTGAAGAGCAGATAAAAGTTGCTAATCATAGGATTTGTGATTTAGAGGAAAAGGAGAAATAGTATGAGTGAAATAAAAGAAGAAACATTAGAAATGCTTCAGCCAGTCGAAAGAGAATTAACATTTTTACAAAGGCTTGCAAGACTTTTAAGCGTAAAAAGTTTAGTAACTGTAATTTTAACAAGTGTATTTGCTTATTTATCAATCATAGGCAAAGTAGAACCTCAACAGTTTATGACTATTTTTACTACAATTATAGCTTTTTACTTTGGGACTCAAGCAAAGAAGGAGTGATATTATGAATTACTTAGTAATATTGGATGCTGGCCATGGCTTGGATACATCAGGTAAGAGAACGCCTCTCTTTCCTGATGGCTCTTTCATGCGTGAAAATGAATTTAATCGTTCAGTCGTAAGAAAGATAGATGCTATTTTGGAAAAGTTTGAAAATATAGATGTGGTATTTACAACAACAGAAAAAAGAGAAATTGGCTTACAAGAGAGAGTAATTAGAGTCAATGACTTGTATGACAAAGTAAAGAGCCTATATGATAAAATCGTCTTGGTATCGGTACATGCAAATGCACTAACCGGATCATGGGGAACACAAAACGGAACATCAACATATCATTATCCCGGCAATCAAGTTGATAAAGAATTTGCTACAGTGATTAATAATAATTTAATTGCTAAGACAAAGTTATTTAACAGGGGAGTATTGGAAGGTAATTTTCAAATAGTAAGGGAAGTCAAAATGCCTGCTTGCCTTTGCGAATGTGCTTTTATGGATAATTTGACAGAGGCAAAATTATTATTAACTGATGAATTCAGACAAGCATGTGCAGAAGGCATTAAAAGCGGTTTAATCGAATATTTTGGAATGAACAAGCAAATAGTCAATGTTGAATATTCTGCAACTACAAACGGCCCATATCAACTTAAGGGTAATGCAGAAGACTTTGGTGTAAAGATAGTTAATAAAAAAAATACTGCTATTGAAGAACCCTTTTGCACAAATGGTACTTTCTTTTGGAATGATACTTTAGGAGCAAAGTATTCAACAAGTATTTTATATGCAGACGGTGTAATTTATCAAAACTATGCAAATCACCTTCCTTGTGCTCAAAACGTATTTATAGTTTTTAAAGACGGCAGAGTAAAAATGATGAAGCTAAGAAATCTAAGCGAATTAAACTTAGATACTGTTCGTATTGCAATAGGCGGTATTGGGTTAAGGAATACGCAAGATGCTACATTCAAATATGATCCAGCAGCAGAAGGATTTGCCGGTGCCTACTCAGATGTGCTGAGAAGAACCAATAAGACGGTTATAGGATATAATGTTAAAGAAAATAAAATATGTTTGATGTGCCGAAAAAATATTATACATAGTAGCACACTATATGATTTATTGGAACTTGTAAAAGATTGCGAATTTGATATTGCTTTATCAGTAGATGGTGGAGGCTCATCATTCATGAACAATGCTGATGAAATGGTCCTTAGTGGGGATGGAAGGGTTATTCATAATATAATTGGCTTTGGACTTTAGGAGGTGATCCTATATCTAGTATGGTGATGCTGCCATAAATATAACCGGACATTCTGTGTCCGGTCTTTTTTATTTTTTGTACATATACCAGGTGTTAGTCTTAACCCCATACTTTAATTCGTAAATGGCACTGCCTTTATGCTGACATACAAACATAATATTGTTATTCCCAAAATTTTTGTCTTCGTATACTTTCAAAATCTTTTCTACCATTACCGGCTCATCTTCATACCAGAATTTGACCGGCTCAATTTTTCCGTCAGAGTGGAAGATGGCCATAACTTTAATAGGTTCATTTATAATTTTCAAAATAATCACCTCAAAAATATATTATCATATAATCGCAAAAACTCCAGTAGAAAATCTAAAAACCTATCGAATAGTATAGCCATATAATAACAAAACTAAACTGTTAATATAAATAATCGACAACATAAATAACGTTGCGTAAAACTCGATTTGTGACTTACAGATATAAAAACGTCATTTTAGAAACCACGTTCTATACGGAAAACTAAAAAGATAATGAAATATAGAAAATATACCCTCTGGGTGGTTCCTGTAGAGAAACGATTTTAATTCCATTTATTCAAATCCATTTAAAATAAATCCATTTTATCAATTCTATTTCATTTTCATTAAAATCTTTCTCGGAATGGTTAAGCCAAGGGGCCATCGGCGATTCTATAATCACTTCTTTTACAGAAATCCGTTTCTTTTTCAATTTTTTCTGGATTTTTTAAAAAATTTCTGAAATGTGGTAAGCTTGCTTACCCATGATTACCCATGAAAAAATTATTTAAAAAATACTTGATTTGTAATTCTATTTTTCCTTAAAATGCCTGAAACAATTAAGGAGGCATTGATGGAAGATAGTAAGGAATTAATCATCATAAAAATTTTGAGTGAATTGCAGGAAAAGTATCAGATAAACAATATTGATGTGAAAAACATTTTGGAAAGAAATTTGGAAAATTATAGCCTGATTTCTAATGAGACTGCATTGATGGTGTCAGATCTGCCGGAGAAGGTAAGGTTCTTCATCGGCTTGAAATCACTGGAAGGATTGTCGAAGTTGTCACTGAAGAGATACCAGGAAGAACTGGCCATGTTTCAAAGGTATGTCAAAAAGCCGGTAAGCCAGATAACTGTTAATGATATCAGAAGATATTTTGCGATGATTCAAAGCGAAAAAGAATATCAGAAAATAACTATTAATGGAAAACTGAGTATATTGCGAAGTTTTTTCGGGACACTATATAAAGAAGAAATGATTGAAAAGGATCCTACTATTAGACTGAAAAATATCAAAGTTGATGTGAAGTCTTTGAGGGACCATCTCACAGCGGAAGAGTTGGAGATAGTAAGGAACGCCTGCAGCAATATCCGGGAGAAGGCAATAGTTGAATTTCTTTATAGTACCGGCTGCAGGGTGTCGGAAGTCACTAATACGAAGATTTCAGATTTAAACTGGAATGAGAACAGTCTTATGGTCCATGGCAAGGGAGACAAATTCAGAATTGTTTATTTCTCGGTTAAGTGCAAAATTTATTTGAAAGAATATCTTGAAAAAAGGAATGGAGAAAGCGAATTGCTTTTCGTTGGTGAAAGAAAACCGTACATCCCACTTAACAAATCCGGCATTGAAAAGATTATCAAGAAGATTGCTGCCAGGACAAACATAAAGAAAAGCATTTATCCGCACATCTTCAGGCACACATTCGCAACTCTGGCACTACAAAGAGGCATGGATATCACGCTCATTCAGCAATTATTGGGCCATACCGAAATCAATACAACGCAGATTTATGCTAAGACAAGCACTAAGCAGTTGCAAATTGCGTACGAAAAATTCATTGCAGCATAAAGCCGGGGATTCCGGCTTTTTTTATGGCTGTCTTGCTTACCCATTATTTCTCACTATTTTTCTATCCCATATAATCGCTTTCCGAATTTCTTTTTACTCATAGGATAAAGAATTTGCACCTTTCCATTTGTAAGATCACCAAGTATATGCGATAAAAATCCAAGAGTGAAGCCTGCCAAAATCGCATTAATTCCCCACAACAAAGTTGCAATAATAAACATAATTGTCATTATAAAGATACTGTGAGTTATAGTTCTATGACCGATACATTCGAAAATGGGCTCACTTATAAAATTAAATCTATGGCCAAGAAAACTATTTGGTGTGTCAATGTCCGGATATAATGCTCCCAAGAGCAAAGCAGGGTAAAATAGTATCAATTCAACTAGAGCAAAGTCAAGCAAGAAATAGTCTAATGCTATACCTATTATTAAAGCAACTGATAAGTGCTCTTGATAGTTGTCGAAAACAATCACCTTCTTTTAATATTAATTAATATTTTTTATGTAACATTTCCAAATAGCAGTCATATTATACACTATGATTTAATATTATTTACCAAGGAGGTGTAAATATGGCAAAACCTATATATCTAACTTTTAAGAGAGAAGAAGAAATAATATATGATTGGATATGTTCGCATTCTAATAAAGGAGGTTATATCAAAGATTTAGTCAAGGCTGATATGGAAAAGCAAAAAAAGAGCAATCAGAAAGTTATGAAAGGTTTTTTAACATTAGAAGAATAATAAATGCTCCCCAACCGCCTGCAAGCTGATATAGGGAGCAAACACAAGAGTGTGTTTTTATTATGCTATCAAAAAGGCGGTTCAATGTCTGTCGAATTCTAGGAGGAAATATGAGAAATGGAAAATATTATGAAAGACTAGAGAAAAAACAAGATAAATTATATAAACAAATGGATGCTGAATTTAAAAATATAATGAAAAAATATGGAGAAGAAACAGAAGACGGCATTCTAATTGATTTTAAAAGCATTGATAAGGAAAGTTTGCAAAATTTTAAAAATAAATATGGCAAGTATTATAAGAAATGGCATGGCGATATCTTAAAATAAAATTTAACATTAATATTGGGAGGCAAAGATGGGATTTTTATACAAGACTTTTGAAAATGCGTGCTATAAAGGAATACATGAGGCCAACAAGGAAGGTATCAGACAGTTAAGAGAACAGGTCGCAGAGGGAAATATATCCAAGGAATACTTTAATAACCTAGTTTACGGTACAAACGATAAAGAGGAAATTAGAAGAAAAAGGAAAAACATCTGGTGATAAAACACGCGGCACAGAACTGCATTCCGCTCACGCTTCATATGTTCTTACAAGTTATAATTTAACTTGTCCAATAGTTACAATATATCGCAAGAACAGGTTCTTTGGCCATGAACAAATCAAAGAACAAATTATGGAACACTTATAAGGAGGTTTAATATGTTAGAATTAGTTACAATGGCTGCTGTCAGTTTTGCAGGAGGATACATTATTGATGATTACTTAAGCAGAAGAAATTGGATGGCAATATTTAAAAGTACAGGATTATATATTGAAAATAAATATCCGGAAGTTAAGAGAACTGAAAATAATAAAATAGGCAAGAGATACATTTTCAAGGTACCATATGGCTTATGCTTGAGTGATTTTGAAAAGAGAATAGAAGAATTAGAAATGGCTTTACATGAACCTATAAAGTGCGATTTAACGAACGATTATAATATTGCCATACAAATATACCACCTTGCATATAAAAAGATTTACAAACTAGTAAGCAACTTGTTAAAGACTAATGATTTAGTATTCCCTATAGGTATGACTTTAACCACAGAAGGAGAGGAAAATGTTAGTTTAGAATTCAATAGAAGTAATAGTCACATGTTAGTTTGTGGAGGTACTGGTAAGGGAAAAACAGCATTTATGCAAAATTTAATAGCACAAGCAATGCTAAAAAGAAATCTGGAAGTCTACATATGTGATTTAAAAGCAACTGGATCCTATAATGTATTTAAGAACTGTTTTAATTTGAAAGAGCTTGTTAAAAGTGACACTGAGACTGTAAGAATATTAAAAAAGATTTTAAACATTATGCAGCAACGGTACAAAAAACTTGATGAGCACAATTTAAATGATGCAGGTGAATATAACGAAAAATTCAAAAATGAAAAAATGAATCGAATTATACTTGTTATTGAAGAATTTGTTATATTGAGCAAAAACAAAAAGGTAATAGATCTATTAAATATATTGTTGGCTCAGGCTTCAGGAGCAGGAATTCATATATTTCTAACAGTTCAAAGACCAGATGCAAAGACACTTGATACCAGGCTGAAAAATAACTTATCTTACACAGTAGCATTTAAGGCTAAAAATTCAAGCAGTTCAGAAACCTATCTTGATAAAGGCGATTATAGAGCAGCCACTGATCTTCGCAAACCAGGTGAAGCAATTCTAGTAAAAGACGATGAAGATATCTATTTTAAATCTTATTTTTCCACTAATGAAGAAATTGAAAATTTAGTTAAAAAGACATATGTAAAAAAGAAAACTGAAAGCAATGTTATTGAACTGCCAAAAGCCGAGCCTCAAAAGGAAGAACCGGATGAAGCACCTGGCGATCCAGAGCCGGAGGATGATGTTTTATGACAGAAAGAGATTTGCAAATAGTTGATTTTGTTTCAAAATGTCCCTGCAACTCGGCAACTTTACATAAGATTTTCTTTCCCGGTAAGAGTATGAGAATGGCAAATAAGCGACTGTTTAAACTGTTCCAATATGGATATATAAACAGAACAAGAGACAGTAGCTGGGATAATTATACTTACTTTCTTAGTAAGAAACCAACGCAGTTAATTCATTCTGATTGCATGGCCAGAAGTTATTTATGGCTGCTTGAAAAAGGGTACACAATTTATAGTTATGAATTTCAAAAACAATACGGAAAAGTAAGACCAGATTTAACAGCAGATATTGAGAAAAACGGCAAAAGGGGAATCGTTGCTGTTGAAGTGGAGTTATCAAATAATGATTTTAATAAGAAAATTAAAAGTTATGAAGAGCAAGAATTTTTTAAGAGTATGATATTAGTAAGTAACTATAACAGAAAAAGTGAGCATGTTAAAATCACTAATGTAAATATAAAAGAGCTGCCTTAGAGCAATAATAGGTATCATTTAACTAGATATACGTACCTGCTGGTTGCAGGAGACAGTATGGTATTTCTCATGGGTCCGCTGTTTCCTACGGCTGCAACAACTATGAAGTTGTTGTCTATAGCCCTGTTTGCAG